ATTGATGGGTCTCAATGGAAAATTTTCAAAGAAACAACACTCACATACAATAAGTGAGATAGGAGATTTAAAGTATGCATCAAAAGAAGAAGCCGGTATAATAAGTATAGGAGAGGGATTAAAGGTAGACAAAAATGGTGTCTTGTCACTAGACGGAAACAGTTCCGCCGCCATATCAATGGTAATAGAAGGAAACGACTGGGAAGAACTATATAATACTTTAAAAAGTGAAATAGTTAAGGTCGTCAGCAACAACGAAGTTGAAAAATTTAATTCTTATGTGATATTAAAAAACAAAAATCAATACGTAACAGAGGACAAATTACACATTATACAGATGACTCCAGATATTGTGGATATAATATCACAAGATAAGTTATTAAATCTTATAATGGATGTTAAAGACAATTGTGAAGAAGTATTTGAAGACAAATGGAAATATGAAACCGATGAACCCGACGAACCAGCACCTAAAGACGAACAACCAGTGGAGTCAGACGAACAACCAGCGGAGCCAGAAAAAACCAAAGGTAAAGTCGAGGAGAAGCCGGCATACGACCCTGGTGAATCGGACCCAGAACCCATAGAATCACTACCAATCAGTGAATCTACATCCGAATCTGACACAGAATATGTATCATTTGACGATTATTTAAGAAAAGAAGTAGGAGAACGTTTTTATCCATTTGAGTATGGTAAAGATGACAACCCTGTGACATTATTGATATACTATGAAATAATAAAAATTTTATCAATAGCCAATATTGATATAATAGGTGCTTTAATATTATATGCCTTAATAAATGGACTTTCACTTAAATATGATTATAAAGATGAAAATGGAAAAATAATAACAAAGAAGGTAGAACTATTAGAAAAAAAGAATTTGAAAGAGATAAAGGAATTAACAAACAGAGTATTGGGATATACTATGGAAGTTATAGAATATGTCTATAAAGATAGTAGAATAAAAACTTTCCTTGACGATGAAAAAATTAACTTATTTTTTGATGGAAATAAGAAACAAAAAATACCTTTTATATTAGAACTCCGTCTAGACGAAAAAGGAGAAGAATACAGGTATGTATTTATGGATTCAAAGGAAAAATCCGAAGAACCAGCCGAAGAACTACCATCTTTTGTGGAATTTGAGGATATTAATTGGGGTGAGTTATACTATAAGTTAAGAGCCAATTTGAACGTAAGTGATTTTTATAAACATATAAGGTTGAGAAACTATAATGACATCACTTTTCCTAATAAATTTTTTGACATACAGATAACTCCAGAATTGGTAAATATTATATCAGGAAGTGATTGGTATGTAAATGATATGCAAAATACTTTAAATAATTTATCAGACAATGAACTTGAAATATTATACCCACAAAAATCATTCGACCGAGATGAAATTATGAAGCAACTCCCATATTATGTATTAATCAGACTATGGTCTTCGGAAAATATGGATTTAGTTTGTCTATGGTATATAAATAATCTGTTGGAAAATTGTGTGTTGGAAGATATAAAAAATATAACAAACAGAATATTAACAAAAAGGGTTGAACTCACGGAATCTTATAGTAACGCCGAAAATAAAATGGCACTTCTATTTGAACAACCAACCGATAATAGTGACAGCGATTACTATAATCTAGATGAATATTATAGAAATGGAGATGGAGAACAAATTATGCCTATCGTTTTTGAACTCAGACATACGACAGACGCAGATGGAAACGATGTATACCGTTATGAAATCGTACAATAAATCTGAAACAAGATGAAAACTACTTTAAACACAACAAATGTAAAGAGAATAAATGGAACCACTTCCTCAAATGCAGTCTCGAATAAAAGAACATCCGATACTTCCGAAATCAAAACGGGTGCATCCGTCGAGAAAATAGTCAAGGATAAGACAAAAGAGGAAGTGACCGACCCGAATATAATACGGGTTAATGAAAGCATAAATGACACCATATATGCAAAGGGTGACACTTGCTTACTCATAAATCCGTTTGATACATACCATTTGTTCAGGGTATACAACAACTGGAACACAAGTTCAAAGAAGTTGCTCAATCTCGCAGAGGGAAACCAGAAGATATATCTCCTATTCAAAAGCAAGAAGAGTGAAGTCCGTATCCCCGAATATGTAAATCCCGGTTCAAAGTATCATACTGACAAGACCAATGGGGAAGTACTTTTCAAGATTACAAAGGAAAACGCCAATGCAATCCTTTCAATGCCAACCACCACATTCTACATAACCAGAATATTCCAGAACAAAGATGAAAAGGGAATAGAATATTCTTCCGGAGAAGAGGTGATATTCACGGGAAACTGGGCTGACGAAAACACTTGGTCGGGTACATCGCTTACCTCCACGATAAACACACTCAGGGAACTTCTTGAAAATGCAAATTCACAGATAGCGTCACTGACAAACCTTGTAAACGAATATAAATTGAAGGTTGAATCACTGATGAATGAAAACTCATCCTTGCGTGAGAGGGTTAATTCTCTCGAAGAAGAGAACGAAAAACTTACTTCAAGTCTCGCTTCATACGAAAACTCAAATGAATTTACATCTGTTGTCATCACGGATAATGCTATATATCAATATTATAAGGATGAAATGGAAGTAGATGAACATGGAAACCCGAAAAATACCAATTCAAAATATACCAATCCAAAAGATATGACCGAAGAACAAGCAAGCAATAATGCTAAGAACAATCTACAATACTAAATAAAATAGTATCTTTATAGGGATTGAAAAAAATGTAAAATATTTTTTTGAAGTTTAATTTTTTTTGTTATATTTAATTTGTAAGAGATTTAAGATTGCCCGAAAGGGTAAGTTATAATAAGTTAAAATAAAAGTTTTTAAAGTTATGAGTAGTATTAATTATGATGATTTGTGGTCAATGACCGCACAGGATGCTCTCTCACTGACAGAGAGTGAAAAGAAAAGTTTTGGTAGTAAGGATGTTTACAAGCCGAGTATCAAGGATGAGAAGTGCAAGGACAATAACTACCGTTCATTGATTCGCTTTATGCCTTTCATCTATGAAGACAAAGTAAGAACAACCATTGAAAGATGGGAGTGCTACTTGAAAGATGTAAACGACAATAATCCAATCTTTGTTGTTTCACCAAAAACAATCGGCAAGAAATGTCCAATTCGTGACCTTGGTTGGAAACTCTATTCAAGTGAGTCTGCAATCGACAAGGCAAACTCAAAGAAAATCAATGTTTACCAGCAGTGGTATGCCCTCGTTGAAATCATAAAGGATGTCCAGCATCCGGAACTCAACGGTACATTTATGGTATATCAGTTCGGTAAGAAAATCCACGACAAGATTGAAAACGCATTGAAGGGTTCTGAATTTTCAGATGCAATTAACCCATTCCATTTCCTTGAAGCACCTTTATTTGAAATCAATCTTACAAAGGGTACACAGAAAATGGACAACGGTCGTGAAGTAGCCGACTACGAGGCTTGTAAGTTTATTGAGAAGAAATCACCTATCCACTTCGGAGACGGTCAGACTCTTGAACAGACTCGTGAATCTATGGACGCTTACATCAACTGGTTGAAGACAGACGCTCCAAAAATCAATAACTTCCAGTGGAAGGACTGGGACCAGGAGACAATCGACAAGGTAAACCAGAATCTCGCTTCATACACATCATCATATTCGGCACCACGCACCACAGCGGCAACCGTAAGTGAAATGATGAACGACATCAAGAACACCGGTACGGAAAACAGTTCTCCTAAAAAACCTATTGAAAAACCTGTTGAAAAACCAAAGGTGGAAGAAAAAGAAGAAACCGTATCGACCGATGACGACGAATGGTTGAAATCGGTTCTCGGAGACTAACAAATAATTATTAACGTGTGGAGAGTTGTTTTTACAACCCTCCACTTAAACATTTTATCACATTGAATAAAGTATTTGCTATTAGCGATATATGGTTGAACAGACCATTTGGTAAGCATTATGGTGAGAACCATTTGGAGTACAACAGTAATGTCATCGAAAAATGGAACGAAACGGTTTCGGAAGGTGACACGGTTTATGTATTGGGCGGGTTCGGTATCTGTGATGTGTATAACTACATCTATAATATGAATGGAAACATAGTTTTCTTGAACAATTTCTATTCAAAAGATGAGAAGGATACCATCAACAGTGTTATACATTTTCTTAACGAGAAAGGTCGTGAAAAGTTATCGGAAAGAATAACATTCATAGACAAACAGATACTAATCCTTTACGATATGGATGTCGTTCTCAGTTATTTCCCACTCTCTGACTGGTATGGAAAAAAGTCCGATTCCATATGTTTTCACGGAATGAACGGAAAAACAAATATGAACGAGAACATTATATGTTGTAACGCATCCGAATGGGACTTCAAACCCGTGGATATCACGGAGATTATTTCAAATTTTAAAAAGTTCAAACAAATGATATAAAAATAGTATCTTTGCTCTGGACTATATAGTTTATACAAGTAAATTAGTTTATATGGATTCAAGATATTATAAAGAAATAGGCAAGGCAGTAAAGGAAGCACAGGAAAAAGGAGGAGACCTTACCACTCAGAATCTTCTCTACATTGTAAAAATCGCAAAGAACGAATCAAAGAAAACCGGAATAGATGAGGATGAACTCATAGCGGTCGGTACGGAGGCGATGAAAAAAGTCGAAATGAAATACGACAAGACAATCAACGACAATTTCGTCAAGGCTTGCGGTGCATCCGTAAGAGGTGAAATTATGAACTACATCAACAGAAACACAAATCTCGTACACATTCCAGTCAACCATCAGAAAGGATTTAAGAAAGGTCAGGAAGCGAAGGAGGAAAGTGTCGAACTGTCATATCTTCACATAGATGAACTCGACTATGACACACTTGGTGAATGTAGCAATGGAGCTTTCGGCAATGAAAGGGATGAAATTTTAAGAAAGGGACTTGAAACCCTCGATGAATACGGAAAGAAGACTATAATGATGAAACTCCATATGGATGAATATGGGGATATGAAATACAATAACTTTCAAGTGATGGCGGATGAACTTGAACTTCCCATACAGAGGGTGAAACAGATATACACCCAGTCACTTGAAAAATTGTCAAAATATTGTCAAAACGAAATGAACTAAAACAAAAGGTGGTTGTAATGACCACCTTTTTCATAAATACAGTATGAAAAAGGAAAAAATTATCAAATACGGAACAATGGGTTCATACCTGTTGCTGTATGTCATCGTTGCAATAGTGAGCTTGATTTCAAGTATTCACTTCTTTAATCTTGCACATCAAGGATGGATGAGTACGGTTCTCGCCTGCTCTTTTGAAATAGGACAGATGGCATGTCTGTTCGGTGCTCTCACCAGAAGAAAGAAAGGGTTCGACATAGTTTGGATAATGTTCGTCATCCTCACCTTGTTCCAGTGTATGGCCAACACCTATGCCGCCTATGTGGGACTTACCGAATACACAAGCTGGTCGGAACTGTTCGGTCTCACGGATATGGAAGTTATGGACCAGAAGAGAATAATCGCAGGTATATCCGGAGCGATACTTCCTCTTATAGCGTTAGGTTTCATAAAATGTCTGACGGATTATTTGAACAATAACGAGAGGGAAAATACCGAACAAGAAGTAGAACCGAAAATAGAACCGGAAGTCATCCCCGAGAATACACAAGAAACTGTGGATGATATAAAACCGGAACCGAAGAAAACGGAAGAAACTACGGAAACCAAGAAGACAGATACACGTAAACCGAATGAGTTTAACGGATATGTAGTTTCCGATGACGATATAAAGAAGATGGAAGAATACGGAAAGAACGGTATCGGTAGCACAAAGAAGAATATGGAGGAAATCCTGAACAAACTGAAGGGATACACGAAGACCGATGATTAGGACATACAACATAGGAACGGAATGCTACGCCATACTGAGTTCGGTTACAGACCCCGAATTTATGTTGCCGATAAAGATTGTTATCCTTGAAAAACACACTTTCAACGAAAGGACGACATACAAGGTGAAGATAAGGGACATATATGAAACGAACTTCAATCTGTTAAGGGAACATCTTATGGGTATGAAGGTGGCGTGCAATCTGAAGACCGAAAACAAAGTCCAGCTCGTAAAGAAAGCCGAACTTGAAGAGATGAAAGGTATGGGTGAACTTCTCACCACACTAGACAGAAAACCTTTCTTCCTCGAAGACGTGTTCATAACCCTCGACAAGGAAGGACTGTATGATATGTACAACAGATTTGTAAAATATATCATCAACTACCACTACAAAAGATTATTCACATTATGCAACCGCAGTTTCCTCGCCAACCAGCCGGTATATGAAAACCAGAAGGAAATGTTTCGTAAAAGGGTTAACTCGATAGGATTTGGTGACATATTCGAAAAATACAACTTGAAACTTGACATATAATGGGTATTTTATTAAATCTAACGGAAGAATATTTCAAAGATGAAAAAAGGTCTGAAGATATGACCGAGTTCGACAAATACTTGGATGAAGTCGAATGGGTTGACCTTGGCCATCCGAAATATCTTTTTGCAAAGAAAGATTTCTGTGAGGACTATACCCAAGAATATGATTCTAAAAATTTTTTGACCACATACGATTTGTATGAATACACAAAAGACATAAAATCCCGTTACAAATTTATAACAAAGGATGTGATGTTCTGGTTACTTGAAAACACATCAATAGACTGGGATTACTTTACCACAAATAGTGGAAACATAACTTTACAAAGAATAATATTAAAAAAAGATGATAAAGACATAGAAATAAATATGTTTCATCAAGGAGTAAGTAATTTTGAGACCGGTACTCCACGAGTTAGGTTCAGATACGCATATGAATTTGAAAAAAAGGACGACAAGTATTATGTAAGCTGGTTTGAGATAAACCCATACGATATCAAAGGAAATGTATATGAAAAAGAACTTGAAATTGTCGATTTCCCAAAATTATCACTCTTTAAAATCAAAATGCTAAAAACAAAATAACATAATTATGAAAAAACAACTTATAGAAGAAGGCGGAAGTGCCGTAAACGGAAGACCGATTCAACATAGTGAGGTTCCCGAAATAATAGAAAAGGTCAATTCCATTCTCGACTCGATAGGACTTACATTCCACGATGATTATGAATCCTGTGGTTCAGCGGGCAAAAAGAAAATAGACAAAACATCAGGGGACATAGATTTTATCGTCAATAAGAAGAAACTCATTGAAGTACTAAATCTTGAAAGCGGTACACCAACAGGACAAATCCTCACCGCCCTGAAAGAAAAGATGGAGGAGCTTGGATATAATTCAGTACAGACAACTGGTTTCGGTCTTCTTAGTGTCGCCCTACCAGTAAACTCTCCGGAAGATATCGTGCAAGTGGATTTGATTCTCGCCGGAAGTATGGAGTTCGCCAGATTCTTCCAGTCTTCACCGGACTATACGAAAGATGAATCCAAATACAAGGCGATGATGAGAAATATGCTTCTTCTCAATATAGCATCGACTGTATTCCGTAGAACAACGAAGGAAGTTACTCTTGCAAATGGTTTTGTCGGACCGGGAGAAATAGAACAATATTCGGTCAGACTCAACGACGGACTTTACAAAACCCGTAAAAACTGGATTGGAAAAAGAAACAGACTTGTAAAAACCAAAGCCGTACTTCGTGAATACGATGAACTTATATACGACACACCACAAGAGTTTGTAAACTGTTTCTTTAAAGATACAAAGAAAGAGGAACTCATATCATTCGAATCTTCATTTGAACTCTTTATGTCAGACAGGTTTAAATATCCGGAATTTCGTGACAGAATAACTGTGGCATTCGTTATGTCTCTGATTGGAAATGCACAAAAGGACGGTAGTGACTTGATTATTCCGGACGAAATCGACCCCAAATATGTTAGGGACGCTGAAAATTTTATAAAACAAGGTGACGAAACATATCTGAAAAATAAAAATTCGGATATAGTAAGTATGAAAGAGTTTGAAGGTCTTTACATAAAATCATACGAGAAATTCCTGAATGAGCAACGTCAAGAGACAATCACCGTGACTTTCAAGGAAGTATATATGAAACACGAAGTTACAAGAACTTGTGGTAATATGTCCAAAGACGAAGTGATTGCAATATACGGTCTGAATAACCCCGATATTGAATGGTATCAGTTTGAAGGTGAGGAGAAAGTATTCAACGGAGAAATATAAAAAAATACACGAAAGTAAAAGAGCGATGAAACTTCATCGCTCTTTTTTTATGCATAAATACCATATATAAAGTAATATACATAGATGAGTGAGAGAAGTTACATCACATCCAATGTCATAGAATACAACAATGTCAGAAAGATTTCGGGGTTCACCTGTGTGGTAAAGAACGAAGACGAGAACAATTTCTACAAGAAGGAGTTCAGATATTCTGTGGATAAGATATTGTGGTCTGACTACAAGGAACTCACAAACAAGAACCTTTCCAAGTTAAGTATTCCGGAAACCGGTACATTCTATATAGAATACAGATTTACCAAATACGGAAGTGAAGATGTGGAATTAAGTGTGGAGTCCATTTCACTCGATGTGGAATATATCGGTAATAACACATCACCGATACCCGCCTGCTACTGGAACACCCCCGCCGGATTGGGGACGGGTGGCAACTGCTGTAAGCCGCAGATAATCTACAACTGTGAGTGTGGAAACCGGAATATGTTCAACCCATATGCTCTTGGAAACTCATTATCAATATACCAGCAGATGTGTCAGCTTGTCAGCAATATGTTCGGTATCTGCTGTCAGTATTTCAAGACGGGGGCGGATGAAAGGTCTCGTGATGTGGTATTGAAGGAATACAGTCTTGAAAGTGTTATAGACAAGAGAAGCATAAAGGTTCTCATACCGGACAACCAGCTTCCGACAAGGGAGATACAGTTCAACTCGATGATGATGGACTATCCCGTTCAATTCGAGGTTCACATAGTAAAGCAGGAATTCTGGAACTCATTCGGAGAAGGAACACATCCAGACCCTCACGACTATCTGTATTTCCAAGCGTATCTGAACAAAATGTACCGTGTCGATTCAGTTTCGGAATCAGATGACTTCGGTTATCTCGGTGCATACTGGAGAGTAAGTCTGACACCTTACGAGCAGATGTCTTCGGTTGGTTTTGCTGATGACGAACTGAAAGAAGATACGGAGACACTCATATTCTCGGCCGAAGGAAAATTCGAAGATGAGATGAAAGTTGAATATGACGACAACAGAAAGGACAACCAGTTGAACGACATAGGAGACCTTACTGAAGGTCAGGACTGGTTGAGAAGGAAACTCGACCCGAACATCCGTATCGTCGATGAGAAAATCTTCAACGGATACACTATGGTCGCAAGCAAGCACTATGATATGACTACTGTGGACAAGAATCTTGTAACGGTGGAATACAAATATACCGAAGGTTTCACAAGTGATGACACTAGAATGATAAGTTTCTTTTTCAGACCAAGATTCACCGACAAGAATATTTCGGACAACATTCGTATAAAGGCGATAGAGAACAATGAAGGTGGAATACGGTTGAGACTTATGGGATGGGATAACAACATAGTCGAAGGAAACTACTTGATGATAACGAGGGCGGGCAACGCCAACGGATACAGAAGGATTACATTCACAAAGAAGTCCGGTTACATAGTCGATGTTGAAGGTGATTATGATGAAGGATGTGTGATACAGAACGACTGTGCAAAGGTCATAGCACACGATGTGAATGAAATGTTCGACATAAGGAACGATGAAGGAAAACTTCTCTCCATAGAACAGACTCCGGACAATATCATTATGAGACTGAACGGACAGAGATACGAATACAACTTCAACTTCGAGGGTTTCGAGGACAAATGGTACATATTCCTTCTCGGCATGAGCAAGGGATACTCCAACATTTGGCTGTATGAAGTTACGGGTTCGGAGAAAACGGAGAACACGAAGAGCAAGTTCAAGTTGATAAGTACGGCCACCAACGACACCGGTTCATTCGACCTTGGTGAAACCTGCTACTATGACCTTGTTTCATCACACTACAACATAACCAATTTCAGACTTTGGAACAAACTGTGTGAGGAAAGTATGCACAATATCATTCTGAGCCAGTATATCATAGATGACACCCACAATACCTTGATTGTGGACAATGCACAGAACGAGCTTCTGTTAAACAACAAATGGAGTTAATGTATGGGTCTTGTAGATTCAAAAGCAGGTGAATACAAATATATCAAAGCACCTTTAAGAAAGGCTTTGAAGAATGTGGCGTATGTCTATAAGATAGCGGATGCAGTGTATCTTATACCGACACCCGAAGAGTTCGCTATGCGTATCATAGACAGGGTGACGATTATGGTTGCCAATGTATCCAATATGGGTATGAGGTTGAATATGATTATGGATTCATATCTGCAACTTCCTATGAAGTACATAATGGACGCCACAACCAATATCACTAATACATTGTCAGCGGCAACCAGTTTTATAGATTCCAAAGGACAGGAAATAAGTAATGTAGTGGGAGAAAAAGGTGAACAATTTCTCAAAACAATAAGTGACAATGCCGAACAAGTTGAAATAATGACGGGATATTTGGAAAGTCAAACGATAAGCGGAATAGATTCATTGAACCTTCCAAACTCCATAAACGGACAACTGAATAGTAAGATGACAAACACTTCCGGTAAGGCGAATGAGTTTATAGACTCCACAATCGACAATGCAAGGGACTTCACCGGCAGGGCACAGAAAAAACTGGAAAGTGTCATCAACGAAATAGTCGAGAAGATGAACAAGGTCAATGAAACCTTGAGTGAAGCATTCGGATACATACTCGCACCCCAACCATCGGAAACTATAAACAGGGCTTCGGACAAGTTAAATAATCTGTCCGACAAGTATAATGACGGAACAGTTGCCGGTAATTTGGTTTCATCAACCATAGATAGTGCAAACGCCTTGATACAGAACTTCGATATTGTAAAAATTTCGAAAGGACTTATAGCCATATCGACGGGTTTAGGTCTTGCCGCCGTAGCTATGGACAAACTTCCGAAATTAAATATGGAGGAGGTTCTAAGTTTCGGAAGGGCAAAGATGAAACTATTGACAGACAAGGGGTCGGAAATGATATCCAAAATCGGAGGTGTAACAAGCAATGTGGTTTCACAAGCGAAAACAGTAGGAAGTTCCATTATGAGTAATGCCGGGTCACTTATATCCACAGGTTCTTCGGTTATTTCAAACGCCTCATCGATGGTGGCGAACGGTATGACACTATACAATAACACTATGCAGTTATATAATGACGGTACAAATATTGTGACCGGATTCATAGATAACGGAAATGTATTTATTTCAAACTCAAAATCGACAATCGGAAACATCAACAGTATAGATTCACTGGAGAACAATGGAAATGTATTGGTTTCAAGTGGTTCTGCACTCGTCCAGCAGTTGATGAGTAGTGGAAACAATTTACAAAACAGTGCCACCGGTATAATCAATAATGCAAAAGCTGCATATGGGGACATCAAATCGTCATTCAAGAGTACAAAGGAGCTTATAAATGAAGTAAGGAACAAGACAAGGGAGTTCGAACCGTCAAAACGATACAAGGAAATTGAGGAGGAAGCGGAGGAGGACAAGAAAAAGTCAAGGGACGAACTCCGTAAGATGAGAAGACAGTCTCCACAGGAGAAGAGAAAGAGTATGAGTTCGGTTTCTCCCGAGGTAAGGGCTGCAAGAAGAAGTGTCGCCAAAGATGTCAGAAAGGAGAAGTTTATGGCCAAGAAAGCCAAAGTTTCCGAGAAGATGAAGGAAATCCTTAAGATGGAGATGGAGAGGTTCAAGGACGACATAAGAAACTTCGCCAATGACATCAAGAGTGAATGGGACTTTATGCAACAACAGTATATAAATGCAGCCAAGGAGATAAAGAACTTCTTTACGGGGAATGTGGATAATGCTCCGGGTTCAAAATACATAGACGATTGTTGTAACAAGATAGAATGGGACATAGACACCATAAAGGACACTGTGAAAAACCTTACGGTAACTGTAACTATGGCGGTCGCACAAGTACCGGCTCCCACTTCAGTCGGTTCCTGTTTCGACTTTCCTTTATACAAGATATTGAGATGGTTCGAGGGTTTCAAAACCGTACTCAACGAAATTATAAGAGTGATAAAGTGCGGTGTCGATATAGTGGTCCAGATTAAGAATATAGCATTCTTTATCAAGGGAATTAAAGATACGATTAAGGATGTTATAAATAAAATTATGGATATACTCAAAATAAAGTGGATTTTAGACCTTATTGATAACTTCGTGAACTTATTCTCAGCCAAATGTAAAGAGGGCAAGGAACTCATCGAAAACACCATTTCTCCAGTGTTCTATAAGGACACTGATGCATATGAAAATAGGATGGATGCACTTGAAAAGAAAATAGAAGGATTTAATGAAGGAACCGATGACGAATCTAAAAAAGAGGCGGAGAAAATAGAAAAAGAAATGGACGACCTTATTGAAAGTGGTGAAAGCATAGTGGCATATCAGTCACCAATTTTAAATGATGACGGTTCGGATTTCGCCGGATGGATTTTCTATTACGCCAACATCAACAGTTATTATGAAGGCAAGTTAAAGAAAAGAATGTCCCAGAGAAGAATAATAAGGGCATCGGAAACGGGTCATCGCAGAAACGGTGGTGTCAATATGATGAGAAGAAAACAAGTACCAAAAATGGATAGTGGTTATAGCAAGTTTAATAATAATCGGAAACCAAAGGCCTTCGATGCTTTCTACTGGTACACGAAATGGACCACCGACCCAAATGACAGCAATCTAGACAAGACTCCACCGGAACTTGACAATGAAGGCAACTACATATATGATAACACTAACAACGATAATGTCGTAAGTCCCGTTATGACTACCGAAAACGGAACACTCGTAGAGCTTGAAGACGGAAGAAGAGTGTTCGTAAACGATTTCGGTGTGAAATCGGGAGACTATATTTTAGTAGAAGGAAAGAGATACAGAGTAAGATAATGACAGACGAAGAGGTTTTAAATATTATTTTTCCAGGTGGTGACACCAACGACAACTATATAGATGTGTCGGGTGATGAAATTTCAACCGTGCAGTTGATTGAACCAACACTTGCAATAACGGAGATGAACATATCGGATATTGAACACAGAGGACCCGGTGCTTATCCGGAAAGACTGTCATACAGACTCCCCCTCGTTTCAATAAACGAGTTCAGAATACCGCAGACAAGTCTTATCAACTTCAATGTTGACTATTCATCGTTCCTTCCGACTATGATGGTCGAGTTCTACGATGTGGACAACTCTTTCCTCTCGACTGCTTTCCCGAAGGAAGGTTCGACGGTACAGGTCTATATCGGAGGACACGGTGATGAGATGTACTACAAGCCGATAAGACAAGATTTCATAATCACCAATATAACCAGAAGTGGTGGTCAGATGGTGTCACAGAATACGGGAGCACCTTTGAGGTACAAGATAACCGGTTCCCTTTCGGTACCGGCGGGTACAAGAAAGGAATCGTGGTGTGATTCGGCCAACAACTCAAGACAGGCGTTGTTCAACTTGTCCGTATATACCGGTCTCGGATTCGCCACAAACTTCATAAAGGACAACAATATGGACACTATGCAGTGGAACAACGGACAGAACAGAACCCTGCTCGACTTTATGAAAAACATAGCGAACCACGCCTTCTATAGCCAGTATTCGTTTTTCACGGCATTCATAGACCAGTACTATGTCTTCAACTTCATAGAGTGTCACAGTCTCCTTTCACACGGTGGAAGCAAGACCGACACACCGGCGATAATATACTCCAATGTCCAACAGTCGTCGAGACCCGAACACGAGTACGACTATCTGACCGAAAAGAAAACGGAAGACGAGATAGTGTTGAAAAACGGTGACGAAGACCTTTCCAACAGTGAACAGAAGGTAAGTTACTACTTCATTACGAACAACGACTACTTCGTGGGGTGGACGAACTTCATAGAATGCTATTCGGAGGTGAACAACGGAAGTTCATCCATAAACGACGGATACCGTGTCCATCTTGCATATGCAGACTCGAATCCCGGTCAATGGGGGTGCAACAACTGTGAGTTCGTACTTGCACCGATAGACAACTTGAAGAGGGATGGAAGCGGACAACAGATTGCCGAATTTCCTGAACAACCTAAATCGACATCATACATACCGTTAAATCTCGTACAGACCACGAATGACGTATATCTTAAAACGGATTTGAGTTCACCGGACAATGTTGCGGCGATGGAGTCATTTGTCTCTATGGGTGAAGTGGATACATCCAATACATTCAAACACTATTACTTCGCACAGCAACAGAACGACTACCAGATGAGGTGTCTAAAGAAATGTGGTCTTCAAGTCCGTTTGCAGAACTATAACCCGAGCATAACAAAGTTCAGTAGAATATGGGTTGACATATTCAACAAGAACCCTATGTCTTCAATGAAAATAAAACCAAGGGAAGTCAGAGAAAACTGGTCCGATGAATATGGTAGCGGAATAATGTTGAAGAACGATGACATCCTGTATTTCGAAACTGAAGACACGGACGGTACGATAAGGAATGAATATGGTGACAAACTTGACCCGTTGAAAGGTGTCTTCAACAGGGCCTTATCCGGATGGTATGTGGTCACGGAGATGAAGATTGTATTCAACAAAAAGAAAAAGAACTTACAGACGGAACTTGTATTGAACAGAATAGAATACAAGCCCAATTTAAAATCCGAATATGAACTCGCCAAGAGAGCGATAAACGAAAAATACAGATACGACAATACAACCGGTTCGTGGTTCAATAATATGGACTACTAATAAATAATATAAAAGAACTACAATATGGCCGACACATATATACACAGTGATACAAATCATGGAACATATGTAAACCCTACCGGAAGGGAAGGTTATCCGTCACCTGTGACCAGACCAGATGGTAATGAAAATCTTGATGAATCATACAGACGTATGAACAACAAAGATTTCAGACCCGATTTTTCAAATCTGGAAAACACCTATATGTTTTCATATGGAACACATAAGGCGAGGGAAAACTTCTGGGGTGAATATGTCAAGAACGGAAGAAAATATAAGAACAACAACAATTCCATCGACGACCCGATATTCACCGGGTTCACACTTTCAATAGACAAGCTCAATTCACCTTTGTTCTATACGATAGGACAATATGATGGTGTGGCGGAAGGAAGAAGAAGGGATGACGGTCCGATGGCCAGCAGGAATATAGCCGATGAAATTGAAAACTGTTTGAGGGTCAATTATTCCAAATATATACGTGGAGCAGTCAATACCTATGACATAAACGCACTTCTATCAAAGGACACATATCCTTTCCCTATGGGTGAGGAAATCGGTTACGGTATGCAACATAATGTCTATGTGGACGGTCTTCCATATGGGGCGACCGAATACATCTATATGGTGGATAAACTCCTCAAAGACAAAACCCCACAAGACTTGGGTGGAGGACATTATTCACTCGGTGACGGAATGGCGAATGTTTCTTCAATGAGTGTAGTTGACAAGAAGAAGAAAAACCAGCTTGAACAGGACCAGGAAAAACAGTCTGCAATCAAGGCGGAGAATGAAAGGATAGCCAACGACCCGTCAGTAAAGAATGAAACGGAAAGAAGAAAAGAGAATAAGAAAAAAGCGGACAAGGAATTTCAAGAGGCGGACAATGAAGTCGAGCAGATAAACAACAAGATAAAATCCCTTGAACTCGTCAAAAGTTACGAAAACGGAAAAATATTCGAGGAAGCCGTCAGAAATCAAATAAGGGATTATATGATAATGATGGAAAACGCCATAACCGATTTGAAACCGGATGATGACGCGTCATATCATAGTTATGACGAGTATGACAGGATTGTGCAAAAAATGTATGACCTTAAAGAAAAGATTTATAACACCGCCGCAAAATATCACGGCAACCCGAGTGCTGTCCAGAAACTGACAAATGTCGATGAAAACTACATAAAGGTGACATCTGTCAGTATAAAACCAGGTGGAGACAATTCGGCAGCCGATGGTTATGAAAAACTTTACACGGGAGAAGGTAATCAACCATATAATGCAAAAAAAGCATATGAAGACTGCAAGCCATATACATCCGCCGACATCGAGATAAGAACGGAAACAAATATATCCGCCCTCGAGAGAAACATCGAAAAGGAAAGGGAAAATCTCAGGGAAGCGGAAAGAAAGAGAGAGGAAGCACGCAAAAAACAAGAAGAGGCGGACGAAGCCCTTGCAAGCGACCCCGGTATCCAAGCCCAGATAAATCTTAATGATGCAATCAACGAACTTAATGACATAGAACAAACTCTGGAACTTATCAGAACCGATGAGGAACTTAAAGATACTGGTATAGAAGTTGCTCCGGATGCTACAATGTTCGGAGACACACAAAACACCATACAAGATGACTTCACCCAGCAGAATTCGAATAAGAGTGCATTACCGAAAGCACCACAGACGGTGTATGATATGCTCGGTTTCATAAACGGTATGACTAAACTTACTACACAATACCCATATCTGTTACAAACCATAACAGGATTGGATGAGGTGTATAAAAATAACTATGTCGTCAAGGACAGCATTCGTGGTTCAGGAGACGAAAGAAAGATAACTATAAACATATATGAATCCATAGACTTGAAAATCTCGTCTATGTTCAACAAATACTTCAATGCGGTATATGACGCACAATACCGCAGGGAAAGGGTTCCAGTCAATTTGAGAAGATTCAACTGTTCGGTGTTTGTACACGACATTCGTAACTTCCATCTGATGATGACCGACCTTGGTGAACAGATGAGAACAATGGCATCGGAAGTAGTTTTTCCAAAGATAGTCGAGGTGGCATTGAACTCAATGTCCGCCATAGAGTTCAAATTCTACGGTTGTGAGATAGTACCGGAGGAGACCGGAAGCATATTTGAGAATGTTACCAACGCTGAAATAGGTGAAATGAGAATGACAAACTTCACATTCACATACAGTGACTGTGTAATCAACTTCCTTCCTTTTGATGAAATGAAAAGGAATATCATAAATGATTCAAAAACATTCCATAATCCGGGAGTCGAAGCTGGTAAAAAAATCATAGATGATGACAATGAATATAAAAAAGCAACATCTGAAGATTTTGATAGGATTTTCACTCACCTTAAAACTAGTATACTTGCTTCAACAGGTAAAAATGTATTTGATGACAAAAAGTCAATCAAAGAGATGAAGAGTATATTGTTCCCAGGTAATGATGTTCCAACCACCAAAGAAATCGAAAACATATATCCAGAGACAGAAACACCGGATAAAGTAAATTATATAGACGACATAATGCCCGATGACCAAATAAGTCCGGTAGTCGGTTATCTCGGTGATGTGCTTCCACCGGATTACCCAATGCCACCGGTTATGTACCTTGGTGATGTACTTCCACCGGATTACCCAATGCCACCGGTTATGTACCTTGGTGATGTACTTCCACCGGACCGAACTTCACCGGTTATAAGAGACCTTGGTGATGTACTTCCGAATACACCTCAAAGACCGCCAATTACTGATTTGGGTGATGTACTACCTGATGATGTAACAGACCCCGTAGTTGAAGATATAGGAAATGTATATCCTCCGACAGACACACCAGACAATGTAGAAGACTTGGGTGATGTACTTCCCGATGACATTACCGAACCGAAGGTAAATGAAATAGGGAATGTATATCCGGATATAGATACTCCGGATAATGTTGAAGATTTAGGTGATGTACTTCCAGACGATATTACCGAACCGAAGGTGGATGAGATAGGAAATGTGTATCCTAATGTAGATGCACTACCTAATGTTGAAAATTTAGGTGATGTACTTCCAGACGATATTACCGAACCGAAGGTGGATGAGATAGGAAATGTGTATCCTAATGTAGATGCACTACCTAATGTTGAAAATTTAGGTGATGTTCTACCCGATGATGTAACAAAACCCATAGTCGGAGATATAGGAAATGTATATCCCAATATGAATACTTCCGATAATGCCGAGTATATTGATAACATACAACCGGATGACGAAAAGAAGAAAATTGTTACCGAACTGGAAAACATATACCCGAAAGAAAAATCTCCGGTAAAATACACAAAGCAGATTGAAAACATCTATCCAAAACCCACCGATGATAAAATTACGGAGGAACTGGGAAATGTTTCAACAGATGAAAAGAAGGTAAAGAATATCGATGAGATAGAAAACATTTATTCGAAATCCGAAAAGAAAAAGGAATATGTTGAAAAACTTGGAAATATCTACAGAAAAAATACAGAAAATGAGAAAGTATCTGAAATAGGTAATGTTTCAAACAACGATACACCGAGTGATTATATAACCAAGATAGGAAACATATATCCGAAAGTGAAATCAAACTCTGAAACTGAAGATTTAGGTAATGTTTATAAAAATAAACAACAAAAAAAACCTTCAACCATATTAGGTGACGAATCCATACAAGTCAATATATATGGGGACGAAAATAAAAAAACCAAAGAAAAGTATGTTGAAGATTTGGGTAATGTTTATAAAGGTGAACAACAAGAAAAATTTTCAACCATATTAGGTGACGAATCCATACAAGTCAATATATATGGGGACGAAAATAAAAAAACCAAAGAAAAGTATGTTGAAGATTTGAATAAAGTAGATGTCAATGAAATAACTTCAAATATATTGGAAAAACTAGACAAACTTTCTGGAAAGAGAAAAACGGAAAAAATGGTAACCAATTTAGGTAATGTAAATGATAACGAAAAAAAGGGAAGTGAATAACACTTCCCTTTTTTATAATTTGACCTTTGAAAAATTCGGAGCATTTGGGACCTTTGGTATTGAAGAATTTCCACTGGCTTGTCTGAGGAACTTGTCCGGATTGTACTTTTTCTCGTACTCTTCGTTCTGTTTCTTCTCCTCTTCCTTCCTTTCTTCAACCATCTTACTGTATCTTTCCAGTATATTCTGAAAATCGTACATCCATAAGTTCATTATCGTACTGTAATCCATATGGAGATTTTCCATAGCGATAATGACATTATCATAGAAGTTCGTCTCCGAAATCTGAAATTGTCTGAACAAATATTGATTTATATCCTTCGGGAAAGGAAATAGGAACCTTTATCTCACCTCCACAATTTTCACATATACTTGTTACTTCAAATTCAATACCCACATTGATTTTTTCAATAAGGCGGTAAACAAGATTGAATTTCTTCGTATCCCATCCGGTGATTTCAGTAATCTTGTTAAAGATGCGTTTCTCGTCAAGACCCCTCCATTCCCTTACGAGGAAAGGTATCATTTCAGCAAGAGTCTGGTCTATTTTCTTGTTCTTTTCAAGTTCACCCTTTACATAATCCGAAACCGCTGTCCATACACCGATGGTCGGTATGTATAGAGTGATTGTACCGAAACTCTTTGTGTGGATATTATAGCAACGGTTTATTGCATCGTAATACTTTTCAAGTTCATCACTAGGTTTCAAGAACGAGAACATAGTTGAATCGAAATTGATAAAGTCCTGAGGTTTACATCCGACAGTCTTACAAGCACCGGCAGGTACCGGAATCTTTATCGACTTCTGACCATCCACAAATGTAAGTTCACGTATCTTGATGACAAGAACAATTCTGTCGGCGACAGTCAAATCCTTGTAATGTCCCGGAACATTTCCATAATACACCTTACAGCATTGTGACACAATGTATGTCATCTTGTCGGCAACATCCTTCGGGTCGTGTTCATCTATCGTTGAAAACTCACGGATTTCACCCACACGGGCAGCACGGATGCTTATCCTTATATCTTCGGGATAATACCTCCCTTCAGAAGGAAGGTCCTCCAAAGGAACATTAAGGAAACCTATTACATTGTTTATCCTCTTTAAATTCTCATCATCTTCAATAACACCGATATTACCGGACATTCCTCTTCTAATGTCCACTCTACCCAAATCCTTTACGATGTTATCGGACGATTGTTCCTTTTGTTCATTTTCATTAGTCGCTTGAGTCAGGTTAAATTCCATAGCGACCTGCTCTTCGTAACTTAGTTTATTATTTTCATCCATAATTAAAAAAATTATTATAACTTAAATATAACAAAAAATTACATTCTTGAAATTCTCCACTCATTACCGTTCTCATTGTTAATCTGGAGATTGACATTAGCGTCACAATCAACATTGAGACTGTTCATCTGGTCTGCGATAGCCATAGCGAGTTCATCCACATTCAAGAGTTTCATCTGTTTTGGCAGAAGTTCTGCGTCCTTCCTCTTGACTTTCTGTTCTTCACCGTTTTCATTCTTGACTGTAACTTCCTCGTCACTATTATTTATAGCCTCCGTATTTCCGTTGATTGCCCTTACAAGTTCTATACATGCTTCGGTAAACTGTTTTACACGCTTGTCAAAACCACCGAATATGTTCATACGCCAACTACCGATTGAAGAGAAAGCATCGAACATATCCTTCAAGGCGGTTACCTTGTCCATATCAACCTTATCCACCGTCTTCAAGAAGGTGCTTCCGTTTGAAAGGGTTTTACCAGCGGCCACAAAAAACGGATTGGACATCTGTTTGAAAAAGTCTTTCGTGGCTTCAAGTTTATCGATATAGGACCATCCTGAATCTTCAAATGCATTTACGAGAGAATTTATACTTGTACTTATACCGAGTGCATGTTTGGTGTATTCATCCTTCCAACTTGCAAGTACTTCGTTTGAAATTCTTGATACAACAGTCATATATTTCAGAATATCATCCGGATTTATACCTTCCGTCTCATCGGCGAATTCTTCAATGGCCTCCGAAATCTCCTTCATACACCATCTGATAGACCATGCTATCGTCCAGTCAGGTTTAGCATTAAACCTAAAAAATAACTTACTTATCCTATTAACACTCTCTACCAGATAGTCGATACTCTTTGAACCGGCTTCCTTGAAGGTCTTCAACGCTTCTCCGACCTTGTACATATTATCCGCTATGATACCTATTGCATTAGCCTTCTTTGTAGCGGATTTCCTGAACAGATTGTTCAATACACTCTCCGGTGAGAAGAAATAGTTGGCTATTCTCTGTATAGCTTCCATAGCCTTGTCTATCGACCTGTTTCCGACCTCGTTGAAATCCTTCAGACCCTTTGCGAGATTATAGACACAACCCGAAATCTTACCTATTGCATCGGCATCCTTTGTAGCGGACCTTCTGAACAAACTGTTCAACAGACTCTTCGGCTGGAAGAAATAGTCTGCAATCCTCTGTATAGCCCTCATCGCCTTGTCTATAGAATCCGGAGCAACATCATTGAACACTCTCAAGCCGTCTGCGAGACCCTTGAAGTTTCTGGTTATGTTTCCTATCGTATTCGCTGTGGCTCTCGCCTTAATTCTAGTCAAGAAATTGTTATTCATACTGTTCAACTCACTATCCGGAGAGAAGAAGAAATTAGCAATTTTAAGTACAGCCCTCATCGCTTTGTCTATCGAGTCTGGAGCGACATCGTTAAAAACCTTAAGACTTTTTGCAAGTGGTCTTAGTCTATAACCTATATCTTCAATGACTTCTGCATTCTTTCTCATCCTTCTTCTCTCTCTCCAAGTATTCTCCTCCATATTGGTGAATGTACTGAATATCTTGGTTACAGCGGCGGAAAGATTGTCAATCGCCTTCATATCAACTTCCTTTGCACTTTTCATTAACAGTTTCATAGCGATACCAAGTGGTATCAGAGCCGCACCAAGACCGGCGATTGCACCAAGACCGGCAACCCAAGCGGCTGCACCTAAACCAGTACACATCAAGGCACCAAGACCCACAACAGCACCACCGAACATAAGCAGAGCCACAGGAACTATGGCGAACTCACTCCACTTCAAACCCTTGACAGAACCCATTATGAGTTTCATAGCGAAGCCGAATGGAATAAGAGCCGCACCCATAACCGCCATAGCGATAGCACCTTCGTAAATCATTCCGTCTTTATTCAATACACCAAGAACAACGGTGGAAATACCAAAGATTAAAAGGGACGCACCAACCATAGCAATCTGCTCCCAAGTGACATCCTTGGTTGCCCAGAACAAAATACCGAGACTGATACCGAGAACGGCTATACCCAATGACATCCACAACATCGCCTCTGCACCTTCTTTGATATTGTCCTTGAACTCACCGAATATACCGGTTATAAGACCAAATACGACGGTTGTGGCTGCAACCATCAGAAGTTGTATCAAATCAACATCCTGTGTACAATAGAACAATATACCGAGACCAAGACCGAGAGCACCTACACCAACCGCTAGATATACCATAGCTTCAGCACCATCCTTCATCTCATCCTTTTTCTTACCCAATAAGATAGTAACAAGAGCAAGGACGGCGGTGGTGGCTGCAACCAGTATAAGTTGTGCGAGGTCAACATCATCAGTCAAGTGGAACAATATACCGAGACCAAGACCAAGTGCGGCTATACCGAGTGACAGACATATCATAGCCTCCGTACCGTCTTGTATCTTATCCTTCTTCTTACCCAATTGAGCCGCCAGAACGGCAAGAACCGTTGTTGCGGCCGCAATCAATATAAGTTGTGCGAGGTCAATATTATCAGTCAGTGCAAATAAAACACCGAGACCGATACCAAGTGCAACAAAACCAAGTGACATCCACATTATCGCCTTGTTCGCCTTCTTTATCTTCTTATCGTTGTCGGCAAGTTTACCTAACAGTCCGATTAGTCCGCCGTCTCCCTTGAATCCGAACAAAGCCCACTGCAACGGTTTGGTAAGAATACCTCCAATAAGTATTAGCGGTGAGAACAATACAAGCAATCCGATACCGAAACAAATATCCTTCACCACACCGAATATGAGGGCGGTATTCTTCTTCGCCTTATTGACCTTCTTTTGGTTCAAGGCAGCGAACTTGTCTATCAGACCGAGTATCGAATAATCGTCTTTACCCCTTTTACTACCAAAACCTAAAATCTTATAAATTCTCTCCAAGTCCTTTTCTCTCACAAATTTTGACAATACAGACACCTTCTTGAGGTTTTTGAGGAAACCCGGAAGACTTTCAACAAAACTACTCGCTTTGGAAAGATTTTTTGCATTCAAATTCTTACCGAACTTACTGATTTGTGGGGCGATTCCTTCAAGAAGTTTCATTTTCGGCTTGAATAATACAAGGTCTTTGAGATTGACGGCTTTCAGTTTTTCAAGTGTTTCAAGAAGTTTCGCTATTCTGTCATTCTTCATTTTCTTCTTGTCCAGCTTGATGGAATCCTTGAACTTCTCGACAGAATCCTTAAACTTCTTGGCATTCCCCCATTTCACATTTCCACCCTGTGAACTTGCTATCACTTTAAGGGAATCTATGATTTTGTCGAGTTTGCTCTCAATACCATCGCTTACCTTCTTCAACGATTTGGTTATATCGTCCTTGACAAGTTTTTTCGACTTGTTGCCGATGGCGAGTTTCTGAATCTCCTTGGTCTGTTCCTGTATAAGAATACCCATATACTGGAAAAGCGAACTGAGTGTTCCACCGTCACCACAAATAAACTCCTTTATCTGCTTGACATCATTCGAGGTGGTGTTGTCCTTCTCCCTTGCATCGGCGCTTATCATAGCGGTCATACACCCTATGGCTCCGCCAATGGTGGAAATGTCCCCACCTCTGGTGGAAAGCATCTTAGCAATATCGTTCATTCCAACGGCAGCCGCCATCTATCTTCTCAAACTAACTTATATATCATTATATTTATGTATTTTTGACCAACAAAAAATGGCCCATTTGTAATATCAAAATATATTCTTTGATTTACAAAAAATTCAAATTCGACTTCTCAGTCAAGTAAACATAATGATAACCATTATCTTCACACCATTTCTTAGCCGCTATTCTCTTACAAGAATTCTTGATACAACATTCCATTAGATAGTTATAGTTCTTGATTGATTTTGCAGTTCTCCTTTTAGGTTGTTCCGGTTCCTTCAACTGGTTTGAAGGTTTACACTCAACAATGTATTTTATTACACTTCCATCTTGTTTCTTGAAAGAGAAATAGAAGTCGGGATAGTATGTATGCATCTTCTGGTCGAGGGTGTAGAAATATTTTATTGAAATCGGTTCGGAAGCCCATTCAAGAACTTCGGGTGTCACATCGAGCCATTTCATAAACTTCAGTTCCCAGGAACTCCTGTATATAATCTGGTTCTTGTTTGTGACATATTTTTCAGGGTGAACCGGTTTATAGTATCCTTGTCTGAACTTTCCGTATGCTACGGGCTTCAATTCCTTTATATCCATATTTGTTATATTTATTGAGGAATGTATCTTTATTATTTATGGAAAACAGTGGAATAGTAAAAAGCGAAAAAGATGTTTTTGTAATGAGAATATCTCAGGTGAGGAAAATAAATATAAATCTTCCGGCGGAAGACAAGGGTTCGTCCGTATTCTACAACTGTCTGTTCGGAGGAACGAAGGGAGAGGTCGATGGAAATCTTATCATAAGGGATGTCCTCATAGGTGATGCGTATACTTCCATACTGAATTGTCTTGAAATCTGCCGGAAGAACAAGTATGACGACAGGGTTCTGACCCTTATACTGAGTGTCTTCACGACTTTCAGGAATATGACTTTTGTGGATTTCACCTTTGTGAAAAATTCTTCTCTCGTTTCCGACTGTCTGAAAATTCTTGACGAAAAGTTCGATGGGGACAAGTCGGAACTTTTTGAAAGGGTGTATAAGGTGAAGGAAATGGAAATCCATCTTTCGGATTCACTGAATGTCGAGGCGATAGATTACTTGAACCGGATGTTTATGTTCTTTGAGTTCATCCCGAATGACTATATGAAAAGGGAGTTCTGCATAGACTTCGAGTTTGATGAATATGTCAACTTTATGTCTATGTTGCTTTCGAACAATAAGGAACTGATAAAGATAGTCGGAAAGGAAAACATAAGTCATCTCTCCGTGTTTCCGGGTGTCGCCGAGAGAAGCAAGCCGATGCTGAAGATAGTGACCAATTATAGGGACTTGTAATTTTTTGTTATATTTAGAGTATGAAAAGATTTACTTTAATAATAGACGGACATAATTTCTTCTTCAGAAGTCTCTGGGGGATATTCAAGCAAGGTGGAAAGAAAGTCCTCTCCACGAAGAATGACAAGGATGTGTATGAGAAGAAACTTATGATGGACTTTTGCAATGTTGTCAAGCAGATGGGTTCTGTCTTGAACGACATCGTATTCATAGAGGATTCACATTCTTGGAGAAAGGACCTTCTGCTCGAACAGGAATACAAGGGTAACAGGAAGAAGAACCAGGATAATATCGACAAGGACGGTTTCAATGAAGTCGTGTCTTCATTTTCGGAAACTTTAAAGAAATCCGGCATCAAGGTTTCACAGGTCGAGAGAAGCGAAGGCGACGATTTGATTTACGCTTGGAGTGAGACATTGTTCCAGAACGGAAAGTCTTCGTTGATATTGTCTACGGACAGAGACCTCACACAGCTTGTCAAGTGTGTCAATGGAGTCCATATAATCCAGTACGCACCCCTTACCAACAAGATGTATGTTTCAAAGGAAAGCAATGATTTCATAAAGTCCCTCGATGAGAAAAGGGAATTGACACCGGAAAATCTTTTCGGTGAACCGTTTACCGTTTTTGTCGAGAGTGACCCGTTCAGGAAGCTCATCTCCAATATGGAGATAGAGGTTGTTGAACCGGAGGTGGTAAGGTTTATGAAAGTCGTTTCGGGTGACGCTTCGGACAATATCTATCCCGTGTACTACAAACGTGGTGACGATAACACCCGCTCGAAGGGAATTGGAAAGAAGACCGCAGAGAAGATTTACAACGAGTTCAGGAATAAAATCGGCTGTCCGTTCAACTATATGATTTATATGAACGATGACGCCTTGATGATGTTGAGCAACATAATATACGAAGTCGTTAAAATCAAGGACGAGAACTTCACCAAGAGGATGCTCGTCGAGAACCTGAAGACCAACGCAAAGCTCGTGGTGTTAAGTGACGAGACTATCCCCGACTATGTGATGTCGGATATGGTGCTGGACATATCCAACGAGATTTTGAAGGACAGTGTTCTGATTTCGAAAATAACCAAGGAAAGACTTTTCTCCAATTCAAGGTTCAAGGACTATAAGAGTACCATTCAGATAAACGCCTTGAAGGGTGTAAAGGACGATGGTGATATGTCTTTTATAAAGGATTAGGTTTTTTTTGAAATTTTGTTATATTTGATATATGGAACTGTACGAAGTTTTAAATTATTTTTGTCATCGTAACTCGGGTGCTGTTTCAAGTGCAGACAAGAGGAAACATTCGTTTATGTTGAAACGGTTGTTTTCGGCCCAGTATCCGATACAGTGCAATCTTGTAAACAGTCTTGACTCCGAACCGGAGACATCCGCCAACCTGGTCGCTATGCTCGCCACCAGATATAACGATATGCCTTCGTTCCTGAAACTCAAGATAGACCAGAAGAAAAAGAAGGAGAATATCTTTTGCAAGTACGAGGATGAGGTCTTGGATAAATATATGGAGATAAACGAAATCGGTTTGAGGGAACTTGAAACCGCATATATGTTCGACAAGGAGAGTGTGGAGAACGCCTTGAACCTCATAAAGAGGAATTTCTTCGGAGACAAGGAGAAGGTTATTATCAAGAAAGGTCCTGTCGAGGAGAATGACGAAAAGAAGACTGAAAATGAAGGATTATTTTAATTTTTAAAAATATATAAAATGAGTGAAGAAATTAAAGAAACTATCCAAGTTGAAGAGAACAAGGATAATGGAGTAGAATGCAAAATCACCGTTGAACGGGTGAAGGAAAGAATGACACAGATTCCTCGTGAGTATCACATTGAAATCGGTGATATGGAGGCATTTGACATTTTTATAAATGGTAATTTTGAACAGATTAAGGAAAGAATGACACAGATTCCTCGTGAGTATCACATTGAAATCGGTGATATGGAGGCATTTGACACTTTTTATAAATGGTAATTAAAATAATTAAGAAAATGATTGAAGAAAAAGAATTGAAGACCACACAAGATGTGACTGAAGAAAAGACGGAAACCACAGGATTCACCGTTGAACAGGTGAAGGAAGTTTCCGAACGTATCGAGAAACTCAATGAGAAGAGAAGGGAGCTTGAAAGAAAGAAAGCCGAATTTGACACTCATATGAATGATTTGGAAAATATCAAGACCCTGTATGGTGAAGAGTCGAAGCAGTTCGCCGCCAAGAAGGGTGTCGTTGAGATGTCGGACTTGGAGTTGAAGAAACTCGAGGATGAAATTGAAAGTTTGTCTTTCAAGCGTTCCGAACTGAAACCTTATCTTGAAGCCGCTACCGATATCTTTGACAAGGAAAGAATGGCACAGGTTTCTCGTGAATACCACATCGAAATCGGCGGATTGAAGACTTTCAACCAACTTCTCGACTTCTGCTATCACGCTATGGTATGGACACCGAAGACCGCTCCCGCACTTATGACTCTTGTCAACAATCTTGAGGAGAACAAGGCGTTCTCACGCTCAAAGGATTTCGATGGAGTTATTATTCTCCGTTCCGGCAATGTACTCGCCCTCCACGATTTTATGACCAGTAAGATTGAAGGAAAGGGATGGAATACGGCGAGGGATTTCCTTCAGTGTTGGGGTAACTGTGGCAAGAGTGTCAATGAGACTGTAAGAAATATCCAGAAGGAATATGACACAGCCCGTGAATATGCAAAGTATTTGCAGAATATAGACGGTGAATTTGAGAACAGTGAAAATGACATCGTAGAGGAAGAGATGACTACGAAGGAGGAGGTTACTTCTGAAAAGTAATAAAAGACTATGTTCCGGTTATAATAGAGCCGGAACATTTTCAAAAAATATTTTTCATAAATAACTTGTATGTTTAACCGGTGCCGTGAGGCACATAAAGAAAAAGTAAATGAGTAAAATATCAACTCAAACCATTGAGATTGTAAATCCGGAAAATCCTCTGGAATCAAAAAAAGTAGTTGTTCCCGTAACCCGCAGGATGGAGATTCTCTCCAGAGAACCTTATGTTGTCGAACTTTTAAAGAAGTATGAGACCTCATTCAGTTCGGAAGACTTGGATGTAATTTCAACTTATGATGAAAATTCATACAAGGGTATCTGTTCCGGACAGATTGACCGTCTTGACGATGAAAAAGGATTGGCTGACATTTCTTTATCAAAGAAACATTCAACGGTAGTGAACTTCAATTCAAAGGACACCACCATCACAGGCAAGGAAATGGGTGTCGGTGATGTCATCGAGGTTGTTGTCACCAAGCAGCATGGAAAACTTTTCGCCGATGCGGCTTCAAAGACAGCACAGATGGAACGCCTTCGTATCGAACTTATCAACCAGATTGATACACCTACTTCGGCGTATTCCGGTACTGTTAAGGAAATCGTATTCAACGGTGCAAAGGTATTCAACGGTTTCATCGTGGATATCAACGGTGTAAAGTGCTTTATGCCTGGTAGTGAATCCGATGTCGTTCCTCTTGAAGACTACAACACCCTTGTGGGAGAGACGATGTATGTGATGCCTATCGCAAAGGTAAAGGACAGTATTGTTGTATCACACAAGGAGTTCCTCAACACAAAGAAGAATGCTGTGCTTTCCGACCTTATGGACTTGGATAAGAACTCGGTTGCACAGGGTGTCGTATCGTCAATCAAACCTTTCGGTGTGTTCATCATTATTGGTGAATGTGTTCCTACCTTGTTGTCTGTAAGTGAGATGAACTCGGTTACAGAAGATAAGTTCAAGAACGGACAGTTGAAGGTGGGAGACCTCATCGACTTCTATGTCGAGAGTGTGGTTGACGGAAGGGTTACGATAACACAGACAAATAGTAAGAGTGAAGGATGGAGCAATTTGAAGGCTACTGTTGACAATGACAACAAGTATGTCTTGAAAGGTGTCATAAAGAACACTTTCGAAAATGGTATTGTTGTTTCGGCTCCAAATTTCAACAACATCACGTTCTTCCTGTCCAGAAAGGTAGTGGATATGGAAAATGCTGAAGTCGGTAAGGAAATTGAACTCGGAGTATCGAGTGTCGATACCGTCAAGAAGACGGTGAGAATAATTACCGAATAAAACTCTTTCTTGTTTTTTGAAGGCGTGGGGTACCACGCCTTTTTTATTTAATCATAAATATTCTATATAAGTGGAATATTATGGCTTTTTTATCGGGTAAAAATAATAACTTTCGTTTTCATTTCCCTAAACTTTTTGTAACCGAAGAGATTGAGAAAAAATACGAACCCCTTCTAAAAAGGGTTCCGGGTATAATGTGTGACAGTGTGGTGGATTTTATAAACTTGCAGATTAAATCTGTCGAACTGCAAGTCAATCCGGAAACATACCAGCCGATAGAACAGAAGGACTCGGGTACTCCGTATGGAAGGTTGTCACGCTCGGACGCCTATCCGGACTACTTGTGGAAAAAGGAAATGACAATAACATTCCAGCTTGACCAAGGATATCTGATTTGGTGCATAATGAACGAGTTGTTCTTATATTATTATCAAATAAAGGATAAGTATTTACCTAAGCCGCCCGGTATGGAGATACTTGACTGTTATCATAAGGTACTTTACAGGATTACATTTACCGATTTGTTGTTTACCGGTATATCCAACCTTGAATTTGATTTCAGTTCAAATTCCATAGACCAGAAGATAATGACTACGACTTGGGTTGCAAATAAGATAAATTTTGAATTGGAACCTTCAAGAGTGTAAAACTATTTTTCATAGTCAAGTCTTTCTTATGCTATATAGTCAAAATCACTAAAAATTCCTATAGTCAAAATCACTAAAAATTGTACGACCCACTTCCGGAGCACCTTTGAGTGATTTCAGTTGGTTATTTCTACAATCAAGACCACGACCCACCGTTTTCGGACCACCCTCAAGTGATGTCAGTTGGTTATCTCTACAATCAAAACCACCACCCACCTCTTCCAGACTGCCTTTGAGTGATGTCAGTTCATTATAATTACACTTAAAATCACCACCCACTTTTCTTGGAGCACCTTCGAGTGATGTCAATTTGTTATTATGACAATAAAATTTATCACCCACTTCTTCTGGAGCACCTTCGAGTGATGTCAGTTTGTTATAACTACAATCAAAATCACCACCCACTTTTCTTGGAGCACCTTCAAGTGATGTCAGTTCATTATCATTACAATAAAAATCATCTTTCACTGTTTCCGGAGCACCTTCAAGTGATGTCAGTTCATTATAATTACACTTAAAATCACCACCCACTTTTCTTGGAGCACCTTCGAGTGATGTCAATTTGTTATTATGACAATAAAATTTACCACCCACTTCTTCTGGAGCACCTTCGAGTGATGTCAGTCTATTCTCATTACAATAAAAACCACTACCCACTTTTCTTGGAGCACCTTCAAGTGATGTCAGTTGGTTATAACTACAATTAAACTGACGTCTCACTTCTTCTGGAGCGCCTTCGAGTGATGTCAGCTGGTTATGACTACAAACAAAATCACCATCCACTTCGTTGAAGTATAATGGCAACGATGTTAATTTACAATTAAATAAATTTATATCACCGTGATAATTTATAACCGGTTTACCGTTTTTCTCTTCGACAAATTCTATCTTTTGTAGATTATATCTTATATTATTCATCCACTCACAGATTAATTTTTTCTTATAAACGAAAGACTGTTTATCACCAATCTGAACCAGATAGAAATCGTCCGTTATCTTATCCACTTTATCAAACAGCGAATCCATTTCAACCCCCTTGTCGAGTTTCGACTGGATTGTATATTTGTTTAACCTAACACCCTTCTCCGAAGGTTTGAACACTTCAAAGAAGTTCATATTTATCACTTCACTGACCTGCCTTGGAGTTCTGAGTTCTTCGTTGTTCTCCCCGTTGAAATCGTGGTTATACCTAGTTGTAATATAGAGGGGCATTCCGTTATAGTCAACACAAACAGAAATCATAGATAAACCATATTCGTTGAGTGGTGCATTGACATCATTCTTTTCAACATTTTCAAACCCCTTTTTAAGACAGAAATAGAACTGGTTTATTCCATCACAGGAATATGAATCGAAATGCCTTTGGTCATGAGTAACACACCAGGGAGTAAATTTAGCATATTTGGCTGCCTGACTGTGTGAGTCTATCTTTACTATCTCATAGTCACTGCCTCCCTCAAACTTCATCCTGTTGACGAAATTCATTTCATCATTATTTTCCTTTTCCTGTATGGGAGTAAACCTCTGGAAGATTTCATCTTTGTTTAATCCATTGAGGTTATGGTCGTACTCTGACAGATGAGGTTCTATGGCGATAATCTTCAACATAGAGTTCATAGTAGATATGTCATTGGCATCCTGAAATTCTCCGTCAATATACATACGACATATAGCGTATAAAAATTTATAGGCCGGTCTATCGGAATGTTCCAGTTCTGAGAAATCGTGCTTTACGGAGTTTATGATTTTTGTAGTATCCTCATAACCTCTCGACCTTAGCATCCTTCTAGTCTTGTCCTCCTTCGATTCAAGCAGAAGAAACTGGTCTATATTGAGTATGTTCCTCATATAAAAATGTCTTTTTTTTATCTGTTGATAAATTCATCAAAACTCATAAAGGATTTACTCTCGGTCAAATTATTCAGTTTATAGAGGGTGGAATTTATCAGACTTAAAAGTGAGTCTATGTCCGACATAATTTCCGAACAGTCTTTGATTGTTTCAAATTGTTCCCTTCCCTTCTCAACAAAATTCCTGAGTTCACACAAATACTGGCTCGGTGTCTTCTCACAGCCGCATATGCAGTTGGTGTAGTCTCTGACGATACCCCATCTTCCCTGAAAGTTCTCTATGATTGAATCGACCAAATCCTGTGCTTCCTCATAATATTCGTTAAGGATGGTGTGTACAGAATGTTTTGTCGCTTGGAGATGATATTTCCATATCGTCTGCACACTCTCCATAATTGTTCCGAAATACTCTCCTATTGTTAAGTTGTCCATATCACAACCACAGTCACAACATATGGTACGTTCCGGTTCGGGTATTATCGGAGTGTCGGATGCTGTAACCGCAGGTTCTATGTGCGGTTCAACTTCGGTCGGTTCCGGTTCCGTTATTGTAACAGGGATTTCCATTCCCTTTCCACATTCTGTATCACCAGCAACTAGTTCCAGTGCATTGGTGAGATTTGGTACAATTTCTTCATTGTCGTTTATCATATCTATAATTTTTTATTGTCTATTCTTCTTCACTTTCACTATCTCCGTAGTCAATATCCCTTATTGTAGCATCTGTACTCAAGTTAGCGAAGCGTGAGTATAATATTCTACTTCTTTCATCTTCAAGTTCCAACATAGTGTCGTAGTCGTTCTTGAACCTTTCATACAGTCTGTAGTTTGCGTTTTCATCCACTATGACTATAACTCTGCTGGTACTGTATTTATTTCCGAGAATATCTGTGAATGAAACACTCACCTCATAGTCACCACTCTTTTTGAGCAGAAGGGTGAAGTATCTTCCCTTGTGTTTTACGGTTTCATTTGTGGTAAGGTTTGTCAGTTTCCATATCGGGTCCACCACACCGGTTATCTTGGTTTCGTTGAAACCGAGTAAAAACCAGGTGTATGGTTTCACATCCACTGCATTCTTTATATATCTTGCATCCTTGAAATTCGGTTTCAGAGTGGTGATATTGTAGTTGAGGTTGTCGTACAGTACCCAAGGCTGGTTCTCGTAGTTCATCCCGTAAGGACCGGGTCTTGATATGAATTGATAGTAGTCGTTTTCACTGTCGCTGTCACTGTCATCGTTCACACCCACTCCGTATATAGGCATCGACTGCTCTCCCTCTATTATGTCATTGGAGTCTGAATCTGAATCTTCATAAAGACCTCCCATTCTTTCGAGTGTGGCGAAGGTCGTCATAGTGGAAATCCTTGACATAATGAAATTGACATATCTGTTATCCGATGTCATATCGGATTCACTTGCATCACTTATGAAATTCTCATATTCGGATACATCATACTGAAGATTTTCCGGCAGTTCCCTTGCATCATAGTAGAAACCCCTGATGTCCGGCTGGGACTGTTCTATTTTCACCACTTTCTTGAAAATATGGGTAACGGTTTGTGTATTATTTCTAAATGTCATTGTGACATCATAGTATCCGGTGTATGGGACTTCAACGAATATTTTCTGGTTTCCTTCCATCGGACGGAAGTCCGTGTCGAATACCATATTGTTTGTATGGTGTTCAAATTCATAATCTACACCTATGTTTCTCAAATCCTCGTCAATCTGGTCATCTGAAAACTTAACTTCCCATCTGATTTCATCATATCCGTAATAGTCTATATCGAGATTTCCGAATGTCAAGTTGGTGTCTATGTCCATAAACCTGTCGAGAAGCTGTCCGACCCTGACTTCCGAGAACGATGTGTTTTCAAGTACTATTTTGGCGGAAGGAAGTGCTTCGTGCAACCTTTCAAAATCTATGTTCGGTTCATATTCGACTTCATCCGTATAACCTTCCGATATTGAGTTATAGTAATCCTCATAGTATTCTGGTGATATGTCGTGTGTATAGTTTCTTTCCACACGGTCGTTCATTATGGTGTTTATCGAAGTCTCCTCTATATTGGTTATAGGAATATCTTCGTTCACATAAAACGGATTTTCGGTTGTATCCACAGTCCCGCCTTGCTCTATGATATATTCTATGAACTGTCTTGTGTCGGTTATGTTCGTATAGCATGTACGGTATTCAAATCCCTCCGGCATATTTTCGTTCATATATTTTTCGAAGTCATTTATTTCCACATCCGAATCACTATCGTTTGAGGAAATCTGTATTTCATTTGGAACGAATACATCCGTACTTGGGAATATCTTTATACTTGGAACATATTTTCCTTTCTTATCGAAATCCTTACCTGCCGAATATGGTATGTTCATCAGTTCAAGAAGACCGAAATATACCGCTTCTCCGATGATTTCAACAATCCTTGATGAAGCCGGCATAAACTCTTCATTGAGTTTTCTACGGAGGGCGAAGAGTTTAATCATAACTTCCTCCATAGTATACTTGAAGTCTTCCTCGACGATAGGTATTTCAAGATTATCTCTTTCCCCCGTTACGTGGTTTATCGTATAGACGAGGGATATGTTGTTCATTTTCCTGTAATTGTTGTTGGGGATGGTTATCTGTCTTCCGTCAACATTTATAGTTTCCTTGTTTGTAAGTGAGTATTTGGAAGTCATAAAAATCTTTCCGAAGTTGTCACTCGTATAATCCACATTTCTCCAATACTCGACTATGTTGAGGTTCTCATATCCGAAGAACTTTATTGCATTGACTATCGCCTTGTATGAACCGATGTAAGGATATATGTTATGTCCTTCCATCATAAGTTCCTTCCTCTTTTCGTTCAGGAGTTTGTAGTCCGGATACGGTTCGTTTATGTTGCTGTCCTTGAATATGACCGTATCACTCGGCTTTATTCTATATCCGAGATTTCTGTTGAGGACTTTGAGCCTCTCGTCTTCCTCCACGGTTTCTGCAAAGAATGTCAGATGTGCTATCTTCTTGGAATTGTAATAGACCATCAATGTCCTCTTGAATGTGGTCGAGTCATATTTGTCCGGAGACGAGAATGCTATATGTATCGGAAGAGGTTTTGATGAGAGTTCATCTTCCGACTCCGAATCTCCTCTTCCCAACGGTACTTCATATTCTTCAAACCTTTTTACTATCAAGGTGTTGACTTCCGGTCCGTTGTTCGGTGTATATTGGAGGGCGGATGTTTCATATACATTCGGTCCATAATACGTGTCATCGAAATCGAACATGAAGAACTCATCGACGAACTTGTTTCCCATATCCCATCTGAATGATATTACATCATCCTCCCCACCTTGCGGGAATACATATTTGTCACCAACCTTTTCCATAATATAGATGTTGGTGTTGGCGTAGAGACCGACACTCACCTTCGGGAGGTATATGTTACCTTCCCAAACCTTGTGTGTCTTGTTCCATTGCAAGTTCAGGTCGTAACCGTAATTGTCAAAAAAATATATATTCTTTACATCCATTAGTTTATATGCTTATAATCTTTCGGTACCGCATAGTTGTTGAAGTTCCTCAAAAACTTAACGTTGTTTATCAGGTGTGAAAGTATCTTGTTCAGATATGAGAACATATTGACGACCATCTCGTTCTTTTGGAGATATTTACTCGTGTTGTCTTCAAGAAGAGTGTCCTCATACTTGTAACCAAGGTTCTTCAATTCCCATCTGTCGGTGTCTATCTTGTCGTAGATTGAATCAAAACCCTTGTATTTCTTGATGTTTATGTCGTTGTTCTTACTGGTGTCCATCTTATCTGTTCAAAAGTTTGTTGAATCTCCTTTGCATAGTCTGGTTGTATATGCTCTCGTTTACTTCATCCGTAAAGAATATGTTCAACGGACCGAGTTTTCCGATTTCGGGTGTCACGGTGTAGTAGTTTCCGTTCCTGTCACTCCATCCGCCTTTCGGTATGTAAAGACAGTTTCTCGGTATCACTATGTTTCCGAATGAGTCTATGTCTATGTTCGGTTCACTGTCAGATGACACATTTACCCTTGTCTCCACATTCTCGTATCTCAAGGTATGGTTGTTCCATCTCTGTCTGTTGTCCGTATAGTATCCGTATTTCACTGCGTTTTCATTTTCTTCCGTCACGAAGAAAACATCACAAGTGTCCACACCTTCTATACCCTCCACAATGGCAATAAGGTCGGAGAGAGGAATAATGTCCTTTCTGTTGATATTGAGGAAATACTTGCTGAATATGTTCCTTATGTTCGTCCTTATGGAGTTCTTGTCTGAAGACTCGAAGTATCTTATTATCACATTTATGACAAACCTTTTTATGACCGGGTCTATTATGTACGCCTCCGATGATATAAGCATCTGACCGGAGTCCTCCAAGGCCTGTGTAACCGATTGTTTTTCAAAATCGGACAGATAGAACTCCTCTTCCGGCAGTTCAAAAAAGTCTTGGTTTGAAGTGAGTTTCTTTTTGAGGTTCGGTAAAATTCTCAAATATACTATATTGTCGTCTTCAAGGTTGTCATCATCCTTCGTGGTGTAAGCGTCAACGAATGAAAACTGGTTATACTTGGAAAGGAAACTTACATAGTTCTCGGGTGTGGCCAGAACAAACGACTTGCTCGCCTTCGGAGCAATCAGTTTCGTAAATTCCGGTTCCTCGTAGTCACATCCCATTGTCGGCGGCTTTATTGTGTTTATAACCAAGACTTCGTTCAAGTCCACAGAGTTACCCATTTCATCCACTCCGGTATCATCGAAAGCGAATGTAAGGTTTGTTGACTGTGAATTTCCAGCCAGACCCATAGTCTTTATGTATGTCACCTCTATTATCGAACCCGATGAAGGTATCCTTCCGAAATGTCCGTTGCCGAAGAATACTGTGATACCGACATTTATGGAAGACTTGACCATATAGCATTCACAGTCATCGTTTGTACCGTCATCCGCCGGCATATCGTAAAGACTTTCGACCCTTTTCCATTCCTTTCCGTTTACGGTGACGGAAACATTGTCATTGTCGGTCATACTCTTTACAATCGGATTATATGACTGCAACGCCGTTCCATCGGATGTGAATGTCTGTGAGTCTATCTCTCCCTGTATGAAATTTACATTAACGAAGTTATCATCCGTCTTTGTAAGTCTGATATAGTCTCCCGGAAGGTTTATGAAATATTTTACACCGGTCTCCTCTATGTTGAAACTTGTCAGATTGTTTATGGTAATATAATCCCCCTTTATGGTATCGAGGGATGTGTTGTTCAGTTTTATTTGAAGTGTTCCATAGGCGGAAGCTCCACGATAGGGGTCGTGACCGGTCAGTCTCGCCAGACCGTGAATGCTTTCTACATTCTGTGCCGTTCTGATATTCAGTTCTTCGGCGGTGTGTGATATATATGTGAATATTAATTCGGATATATTCGAAATGACTATAAGGAGTTGTCCGAATGGTGAAGCGGGCGTGAACACGTGTGCGGCCTGTTCATATCTTTGTGTGAGAAAGACCACTGCCTGTTCTATAAGTTCGGATGCCTTCAGTCTCGCTTTTGATAAAAACATAAAACTTTATAATTGTTTTTATATATTATATTTATGATATTAAACGAGATAACTCGCCACTTTTTTACTGTCGATGGTTAAATCCACCACCATAGCGACATTGTAGTCCCATTTTATAAAACTCACATCCACATCCACCGAATATGTTCCGGTCAAGTATATGTACTTCCGTATCTGATTGAGGATTACGGATTTTATAACCGTCTCGTTGTATGATGTTTCAAAAAGGTATTTTTCAAGGTTACAACCGAAATCCGGAAGCAACAGGACATCTCCTTGGTTTGTAAAGAGAAGCATATCGACCTGCTGTATTATCACGTCGAGTTCATTGGACAGTTCCATAACATTGTCCTTGTATCTCTTCTCGCTATTGGGAATTGCATATATTTCCTTCAACATATTACGATATACTGTTTACATTTATCTTCTCGACATCATCGGCAATGTCGGCTGAATCGGTTATTATGGTCGTGTTTTTCAATGAACCGCCTTTCATAGTTCCACCCATCTTTCCGAGTTTACCGGTAACATCACAGTCTTTCAGTTCTATGTTTCTACTGATAAAGCAGTTCTTGAACTTTGAATCCTTGCAGTCACCATAACCGAAAAGGTTGCAGTTTATTATATTGCTGTTTGTTATCTTGGTGTCGTATATGTCACAGTCCTTTATGTAGCAGTTCTGTATCTCACCTTCCACTATGTCTATTCCGTTCATATGATAACATCCCTTTAATGTTATCTCTTTGATTTGAAATCTTGACAAATCCGAGTCGTAGTTGATTTCAGCGGTCTTTATGCTATTGCAGACCACGAGGTCGAACAACTTTTCCTTGATGGACGGGAATATGACATCTATGACCATCTTGTCATCGTTTAAGTCCGAAGTTATCTTTATTGATTTATATTTTTCGTGGAAAAGTTCATAGCACCTGAAAGACTTTTCATATTCAGAATACTGGTCGTTCAATTTTTCAAGTTTCTTTACCTGCTCGTCGGTGAGTTCGTTTGAAACGGTGGAATTATATAGTGTTATGATTGTGTGGTTCAATGATTTCAGAATACCCTCCCATTTGTCCTTGTATTTTATGTTTCTGGCATATTTGAATGTGACCGTTCCGATATTCAGTTTGTCGAATGTCAATCCGTATACGGATTCCTCGTCGTCCATAAACTTCAAGGATTCAATCTGTTTCTGCACCTTGTCCTGTACATCTTCGTATTTTGTCGGTTTTATGTCGGTTATCCTTTTCATATCACCGTTGACCGTAGCGTCATTGATGTTCTTATATACCGAATCCTCATTGAAGTCGAATATGAACTTTGTTATGTTCAAGTTGTTCAAGTTGCAGAACTCCTCGTTGAACCCTATGTTAAAATAGATATATGTGTTCTTGAACTCCTTGAGTTGCTTGGTGAGTTCAAGTATTTTCGGCATAACGAACATTGCCTCGAAATAACTGTACTTCGGTGTCTTTATGATTGAATATGTTCCGTCTTTCATAATTACGGCGGTGTTATCGGTGGGTTCAAGGAGTTTGTATTCTATGTTTGAGAATGTGATATCCCTGTTTAGTATGTTTTTCAACATTTCTATAAGTTCATCATCGTCATACTTGAATATTCCACAAATTTCAAAACCCACCAGTGAGTTTCCTACTATCTTGTCATTCTGAAACAAATTATTACTCATAATCTTTAAAAAGCATATATATGTTATTTATGATAAAAAAAGGAGGACATTTGCTTGTCCTCCTCTTACAAGTTATACATTTCGAAATTGTTGCCGTCATCATCAATGCAAGTCAGTGAAATAGTTCCTTCGTATTTCTTGGGATACAAAATTCTCTTTTCACCCGCTATTCCGAAATACGCTATCTGGGTACAGAAGGCGAAGGCGCTTCCGGTCTCAGGTTCATATTTCCAGAAATTCTTACATAAGTCATAGAGAGCGTTGGCCTTGCAGTCGTCACCGTCATCTTTGTTCTCCCAGTAGAAACTCCTCGATATGTTTTCCACTATCTTGAAGAACATCTCACCGAGTTTGTCACTTACAACTCTGCTCTCCTTACACTTTAAAATTTCGGCCTTCAATTCATCATTGCTCATGTAGTGTTTCTTACTACTTGACTTTGACATAACCAAAAAATTATTTTATATACTATAAAAATAACAAAAAACGGAAATGAACATTTCCGTTTATTTTAATTTCAAGTTTTCTATCGGTATTATAATTCCCTTTTTGTCTTTCTCGTCTTTCAGGACTTTTATCAAGGCGTTATTCCCTATCTGGCCGAACTCGTTGGAAAGGGCGAAGACCACATCACCCTTTTCAAGCCCTTCGACCGGTTCCTCGACAACCACTTCTATATATCCGTTTTTGAGCATCTTCTTTTTTTCAAAATCAACTTGCTCCGGTTTGGTGGTTGTGTCGATAAACGATTCACCGACAAATTCTTCAAATGACAGAAATTTCATTATTATTTCCTTTCATCATATGACTCTTGAAGCTCCTTTTCAAACTTACGGATTTCACCATCTACGAGTTTCAATGCTTCCTGTAACTGCTCGTTGTTGTTGGTTGATTGGAGTGCTTCCACGATTTCAGCCCTCTTTTCCGACAGGAATGCAAGTGTGTCCTTGATTTCGTTTCTCTTTGACTCGATTATGGCTTTTTCCTCACCCTCTCTTTTAAGTCTTTCCTGAAGGATTGTTGTAGCGTCATATTTCATAAAGTCCTTGATGACATTGCAAGCCTCCATTGCAGATTCACAGATAACCATTTCATTGTAGTTGAAAGGTGCGTTCACCTTGTTGACTGCAATGCTTTCACCGACATTTATGATACTTACCATAACACCGGCAACATCATTTCTGCTGATTGTAGTGATTGTATCGAGTTCGGTAAGAAGGTCTTTGCTTTCATAGAACTTTACGAGTTTCTCACAGTTCTGGATGGTTTCACGGTCAAAGATACCGCTTCTCTTCAAAGTCTCGTTCATATCTATGAGACTCATATCCGAGAAACTTTCATTGCCCGACAAATTGAACTTGTCGTCCTTGCAGTTAAATTCAAGAACCATATTGTTCTTTCCGTAATATACGAGACGGTCCTTTTCAGGTTCGTACTTCATAAGTGAGAGACCTTCGAGTACATTGATATACCTTCTGTCGGTAACATCCGCTTCTTTGAGTTCCTGTCCGTTGAATATGTAGTTCTTTCCGTTAAGGAAGAAAACTCTGTTTTCACCGTCAACGAGCAATGGGGAAATGTTCTTTCTTACAGAGCAGTTCGAGTTCTCGTATATTCTCTTGTCGATTTCACCCTGTTCCATCTTTTCCTCCGCTACTATTGAGGAGAGGAGACCTTTCGCTTCACCGTTCCAGATGTTTTCAAGAAGAACATCTTTTAGAGCCTGTCTCTTGTTTGTTTCACCTATCAAGGTGTCAATCAAGCTTTCATACAGGTTTTCAAATGCCTTGTTTGAAGTCTGTCCGGAGATTTTCTGTGCAAACTTGGCTGTAACATAACCCCACTTGTCACCACTGAAAGTTTCAAAAATGGATTTACGGAGGTCTGATACGGGCATAATCCAGTCATACTGTGTAAGGTCATAGAATAAATTTTCAGAAACCGTATACTTCAGTATTGGGTTTACAAGTGTGTCTTCCACTTCTTTTCCTTCCTTTACACATTCTTGCAAAATTACCATATTGTCATTTGAGATATTCAACTTTGAAAGGTTGTTTTCAATGATGGACTGTGCTGAAGCGGCTGAAAAACCGAGCTTGTCGTCGTTTCTCATAGTCTTTAAAGCATCTATCGCTTTCACTGTACTTTTGTACAAGTTTTCTAATGTCAATTTCATATTATTGTTGTTTTCTTTTACTGCGGTTGGTCCGACATAGTTTTTATATGTCTGTGACGGGTGTGAATTGTAATAGTCGATATGCTTGTCTATGAGTTCGGGAATTACACCCATCTGCCATAAACTCTGCTTTATGACTTCATCCGACTGACCCGTTTTCTTGAAACTAGCAATCAGATTGATTAGATTAGTATTTAAAACATCATTCATAATTCCAGTTGTTGATTTTACTATATTTATGAATTGGAATTTTCAGCTTTGTTTTTCAGTTCATTCAAAAATGATTTTTTGAAATTTGGAAACCATTCGTTGAACTTGATTGCATCTTCCTCTTTTACACATTCATCATACGCCTGCTTGGCAACCTTATCCAAGTCCTTCTGAACATCTTCCGGTGTCTTGTATTTATCACGGTTGTCCTCGAAATATTTTATAACTTTTCCTTGTGCCTTTGTTATCTGGAAGCTCGCCTTTATGGCCGAGAACATCCCCTCGTTTATTTGTGATAGTTTTTTCATATATCAATTTATTTTTATGTGTGTCTTATAGTCCTCCGAATCCACCTTCTTTCTTTTCGGATTTCTTTTCATTACCGCCTTCGTCACCACCTTCGTCACCACTGTCTTTTTCATCACCACCTTCATCGGACTTTTCTTCGTCACCGTTTTCTTCGTCATCCTTCTTTTCCTCTTCATCGTCTTTCTTTTCGGTGTCGTTTTTCTTGTCTTCACCTTTGTCGGAGGTATCGGATTTCTTTTCCTTGTCTTCAGACTTTTCCTTGTCTTCATCTTCAGACTTTTTCTTGTCTTCCGATTTTTCCTTTTCGAGTTTTTCAATCTTATCCGTCTGCTTTTCCTCTTCCTTTTTGGTTTTCTTCGCTTCGTCGGATATGTCCTTTACGGTGTCCTTGAGTTGCTTAATCATATCCTCTATGGATTTCAACCTCTCGTCATTCTTCTTTTCCTTCTCATCCTTCTCGTCCTTTTTCTTGAAGTCTGCGAATGACAACGGTTCCCTCTGCTTGAAGTCTGGTTCGACTATACCCATCTCATCCTTAACCTCCTTCGGTGCATTGTGGATATCCATATCGGTTATGTCCTTGTTCTTGATTGTCGATATGTATTCGGAGAATGACATATTCTTCCTTGCACATCCGGACTTTGACTTTTCCGCTATGTTGTCAACCATACCGTTGAACATCCTTACTATGTTCGGTGCCATAACCAGAGACTTGTAGTTTTCCGGTTTCTTCGCCCTGAAACTACCGAGCAAAGTCTTGAATATATTGCAGTACTCCGGATTTTCGTGCAGAAGTTTTTTTGTGGTCTCGTTGGTTATTTTATCCACATCCACATTGAAATCCACATCTATGCTTTCCTTTACGACATCGTTTGTATCGACATCGAAATCCTCGAGCTGGGCTTTCTTGTATTTTATGTATCTGTTGAAAAGGACATAGAACAGTTCGAGATACCTGTCTTCGTCCGTTTCACCCGTAAGGATAATCGAATTGAGGTCTTGACTCATCATAAAGATTGTAAAGTCCGACAATAGTACGTCCTTGTTGTCTTCAAATCCTTTCTTTATCTTGTTCTTTGCAATAAGACTTGACATATACGGGTCTATAAGTTTTGCAGATACCGGTTTGGTAACTCCGTCGTCCGATATGAACTTGAATATGAAACCGTCTATCGGTGATTCGAATCCGTCTTCCTGATATATCGAATGTGTCAGACTCGGGTTGAGCATCGTTATCACGAACCTTGCAAACGAGTCCTTGTTGGTTGAACCGTCCTTTATATAGTCTGTAAGTCTTTCCTTCTGGTATTGTGTGAGATAACCCTTGAAGACGGGTTCCTGATACGCTATGTCGAACATTTCCGCCCAAGTTCTCAAATCATCGACATCATCTATCTTCGTTCCTCCATTGGTTATTATGCAAGACAACACGAGATTGTTCTTTGGTAGAACCGAATAGTTTATAAAACTCGGTTGATGGTTCGGAAAATATCTGCAAATGAATGTCCAGTTGGCGGGAATCCTGTCTATGATGAGTTTGCTCATATTGCTCAGATATGTCATACCGCTTGCATAGAAGGTCGTCATAACCTTGTCGGCTATGGTTATCTCCTTTTTATTCACACCCGAACCTTTGTAGAAGGTGAGTTTTCTACTCAAGTCCATTTCGGAGGAGTGTATCTTTTTGAAGGATAATGTTGCGGCATTCAACTTTTCGGTCACTATGACTTCCTTGTTGAACAGATTGTCAATAAATTCTTGTCCTTCCGTATTCAGAATGTTCTGTAAACTTAACATTTATATTCTCTTTTTTGTTTTTACTACCATATATTTATGCAGTCTTATCGTCATCGGGCGAGTAATAGAACCTTATAACGAGGTCTTCTTTCAAATCCTTTTTCTTCAGTTCCTCCTCGTTGTGTGCAATGGTCGGGACCTGGTGTGTATTGGAGAGAAGCGTTGCGGGTTGTATGTAGAAATTATATCCGGAAACACGGAATTTTTCAAGTACACCGCCGGTTCTCATACCCATATTTCCATAATCGTCAGGTCTGAACATAACTATACCGTCATTTTCAACCGGTATCTTCGCCAGCATTTCGTCTATCTCACCCAGTAGAAGACCGTGTTCAAACGCCGGTATGAACGATTTCATCTCTATGGAGAAGTCCATTCTGAACTCCTTTTTCTCATTCAGTCCAAATTCCGTAGGTACTTGTCCGGCGTAGTTTTCGGGACCCTCGAAGGCGGCATCGACATTGCACATTCCGAAATCAACCTTAAAGTAGTTCGGGTTCTTGTATATCTTGCTGATTATACATTCCGTCAGTTTGAAGAGTTCTATGTTGTTCGAGCATACTAGATTACAGTCGAATGACAGCTGTACGGGAACCCATTCCACATTCAGATAGCAGGTTCTCATCTTTCCGTTTGACTCCCTTACTATCTTGGTGTGGTTGTATTTGTTCGTCTGTTCGGCCGTGTTTATGTTCACTCCGGAAAGTCTGACAATGACACGGGGGACTCTTTCGTAGTCACCTATCGCCATACCCATATTGATTGGGTCGTAAAAGAACTCCTCCTTTAAAAATCTTTCCTGTCCGGTGATTGCATACATACAGGGAACCGTCACTTTCTGCAATGTGTTGTTATCAAGTCTGTTGTAATAGAAAATCTTCTTGTTTAGTTCAGCAAGAAAACACACAATCATATTCCTGATGAATACGTCATCCTTATTATATTTGTTATTATACTCGTTCATTATTCTTCCTCATCGATGTCACTATCTTCTCCAAGTATTACGGACAGTTTGTCCTTTGTTATTTCCACAGTTTCCTCTTCTTCGGGGTCTATCTGAAGAACATCCTCTATGTTGTCAAGTCTATCTTGCAGTTCCTTGAAAGCGAGGTTTATTCTTGTAACACCACCATCGAAATTAAATTCTTCACCTTCACCTTCACCACTTTCTTCACCCCTTCCAATATTGATGTAACCGGTAATCTGAGGGTTGTAGTCGGCTACCATATTCTTGGTGATATAGTTGATGTAGTCGAGGTTTCCTCCGTGAAGTTTGTCGGCAAGAAGTTCCCTCCAACCAATTTTTCTCTTTGCACGAGATGTGTTAAGGTACTTTATTATATCCTTGTCGTGTGAAAGGCGTCTCGCTATATCCCTCACAATTTCCCTTTCAGATTTCATTTCAGTGATGAATTGTGCGTAGTTCTTAACGGTATACATATTTTATTGTTATCTTTTATATATATTTATGTCGTCATAAATAGAATATCAAATATGAATCGTTATGATTTCAAAATTGACAGAGTGTTTCAAACTGTTTGAACAATTCATAAATTATATTGATAGGAACAATGGTTTTCTGAAAAAGATAAGCGGTGATGTCCATTCATCATTGGGCATAAAGCTCATAAAGGATTTTAGTAATGACGATGACTGTACCAAAAAGGTAAAGGAATATGTTGAGAAATTTTCAAAAAGACTTGAACTTGACGAATACGGTTACTTTGATTTGAACAAACTCGGCAATATAGACAAGAACGATATGCTGATATGGTTTTCGAATTTCATATTCGACAATTCCAGAACCGTTGGAAAGGGGGAGGTACTGCTTTCAATATTATTCAGTAATGTCTTCAAGACACCTCTTGGTGAAAACTACAAGGAAACTGGTGACTTGTTTATATCCGAAGACGGGGGCGAGACCGTTTCGGGAAGAATAGAGGTCAAGTCCGCTCTGCCCGGCGGATTGAAATTTGCAGATTTGATAAGGGTGAACTCCATAAGCAAGGTCGATGGCGGTGAAAAACTCGCAAGGGTATACAAGAAATTCTCGGAGTCTCCTCTCGGAAATTCCGCTATTGACAAGGATGTGTTCATAAGGCTCTGTGCATACTGCATAGCGAGATATATGCACGGACAGTTTCCGAAGGAGGAAAACTACTGGCTCGTCATATTCGACAACCAGCCCCATATAAACACCCGTGGTAACATACATGACAGCGAGAGTATAAAGATAAAACGGATTATAGACGATGACGGTAAAGTCATACCGGTAAAGGAGAGCACTGATAACAGTTTTGATGTCGAGGTTGAAAGAACCCCACTCACTGATTTTTTCGACAAACCGTATTCGGACCCGAATGATGTTTTTCTGAAAGGGGACAACGAACAATTCACGAAACCGGAAGAGGATGTTTTACTGGATGCTCCGACAGAATCAACCAATGGAAACGATGAGATAAAGGTCAAGAACATAGACGGTTTCCTTTATATAAAGAGATGTAAGACCATAAACGAGACTATGAAGAGGATTATAAGTCTCATAGATGACAAGTCGTCCATATACAAGGAGAACAAGTCGAAGAGTTCAAACAACTTTACTTTCTATGTGAAAGATGAAAGAATACATATAGCACACAGGGATAATCCGTCCTTGATAGTCAAGAAACGAAGAAAGAAAAAAGGGATGTGATTTTTCACATCCCTTTTTGTTAAATCTGACAGTTGACTTCACCGTTTACATCCAGCACTGCGAGATACTTCGTTTCCGTTATTTTGGAAATTCTCCAGTCTGCGGTTACACCGTCCATTTCCTTTTTTACGATTTCGTTCGCTTCCTGTGATGTTGTCGCTCTCACGAGATAGTCTTCTGACCATTTCTTAATTTTAGGATTTCCAACCTTATCGACCATATCGGTCTCTTCCTCTAACTTTACTGTTACTGAAAAAAATCTAATTTCATCCATAGTTAAAATATTTAGAATAATTGATTATCAGCGTCAAGTTCCGACTTTGCAAGTGGACTGTATTCGACAAGTTCCTCGAGTATCCTTTTCTGGATATACGAACTTAGTTTCTTCCACATAGTCTGTATGTTTATCTTGCAGTATTCACATACAAGTACAAATATCTTGGAAAGAGTGTACTCTTTTTTCATCCTTGCATATGTATATAGGAGAATGTCGTTTATTATCTGGTAGTTTATGGCTACTTTCTCCGTATCTAGATTGAAAAGCAATGCCTTGTACTTGGAATTTTTTATCAGTTCGTGGAACTTCCTTTCAAATTCCAGGTCTTCGTAGGATGAAACACCGCCCGTGAAATTGGAGTCAATGGCTATCTTTTCCTGCGGGGCGTCTTCCGTGAAGTCCACCTGGTTCCATTTGTTGTATTTTATTTTTAAGGAACGAGATGTCTTTATTCTTTCCTCGACGGTTTTTTCGGAACTTTTCTTCTTGAATATGTCAATTCCGTTTTCATCGAAGAATTTACTTCTGTCAACGATTATTTCGTTGTCATCGGTTAAATCTATATTGTCGTTTTCATCGTCATACCAATCTTCGAGAATATCTTTCATAAATGATATTTTATTGTCTATATGGTAAATATAACAAAAAATAAATGTTTTACCTGTCATTATTTATTTGTTATTTTTTAAAGTGAAGAGGTCCCCTTCTAAAGGGACGAATAATAATTAAATTTTTTTCAATATGCTATTAGATTTAGTTCAAAACAAAGAGAACTTGGAAATCTCCTATTGGGGGGACGACCACAAGACACACATTGAAATTCTGCCGATAGATGAAAAGGACAGGTATGTGTGGATGACCGAACCGATACATAAGAGTGATGAACCCGGCGGTACGGTCAGAAATTGGAACAAGGACAAGGTGTGGAAGCACCGTCTTGATTTCTCAAACCCAAAATCAACTTTAAACAGGTATCGTATGTATGAAATTCTCGACAATCTTCCGGAAGAGAAGAAGGAGAAGATTTTTTCATACAATCTTCCTGAAATGTTCTTCATCGATATTGAGAATATGATGCAAGAGGGAAAACCTGACCCCGAGAAGGCGGACAAGCCGATAACCGTTATCGGAGTATGTTGTCCGAATGACACGATTATGGTATTATCCGCCGGAAAGAACTTGACCTTGAAGGAAGTTGATGACATACAAAGACAGATTGACGAGCATTTCAAGCAAGTCAACCGTAAGTTCAAGTTCAAGTTCAGGGCCTTTAATACCGAGTACGACCTTTTGTATTTCTTCCTGAAGAGTCTTGTTCCGAATATGGCTATGATGACCGGATGGAACTTCGAGGAATACGACTGGAGGTATATAGTGAACAGGGCGAAGCACCTTGAGATAAACATTGAAATGTCATCCCCTACACACAAGATGACCGGCCAATTCGAAAGACCGACACATGTCGGACTTATAGACTACTTGAAGGCGTATAAGAAATGGACTTGGAACTCCAATGAGAACTACAAGCTCGACTATATCGGAGAAAAGTTGTGTGGTATCAAGAAAGTGCAGCACAGCGAGTCCCTTGACGATATGTTCAACAATAACTTTCAGAAATATGTGTACTACAACGCCATCGACTGTGGCCTTGTAAAACTCATACACGAGAAATGTAATGCATTGACCTGTGGTATCACTACCGCTTGGTTGGGTCGTATCCGTGCAATGGACTGTTTCTCTACGACTTATATCCCCGAAAACCTTTTGAGGATAAAATTTGCAGAGCAAGGTCGTGTACTCGCAGTTTCATCGAAGCCGAAAAAGAAAGGTGACGGTGAAAAGTATGAAGGCGCTTTCGTGAAGCAGCCGATACCCGGTCTCCATAAGTACTGCACCTGTAACGACTACGCTTCACTTTATCCATCCTTGATGAGACAGTTCAACATAGGACCGGAAACTCTTGTCACCATACTTCCCGAAAACGACGAGGCGTTGAAGCAGCAGTGGAGGGACAAGGGTTATATAGTATGTGCGTCCGGTGCCGTGTATGAAAAGGAGGACGGTAACTTGAAGAAGATTATCACCGACCTCTACTTCAAGAGAAAGGCGTACAAGAAGACATCCTTTAAGTATACGCAGTGCTACTATGACTTGAAGGATATGATACACAACGGTTCTTCTACCGAAGAAATCGAGGACTATATGAAGAAGAACGACCTTTCGGACTTCATCGGAAAGGATATGGATATCGTTCTCACATACTGCACCACACAGGCCGACATCTATAACAACTACCAGTTGGGAACAAAGGTTGTTATCAACGGTATCTACGGTGCTTTCGGTTTCGCCGGTTTCTACTTCTACAACAAGCACATTGCCGAATCTGTTACAAAACAGGGAAAGCACGCCATCTTGAATGCAGAAAGACTGATGAACAAATGGGCGAAGGAAGTGTGGCATCTTGATACAAGGACACATGAAAAGATGGGTATCAAATATCTAATGAAAGGTCCTATTGAGAATAATATAACCGTCTATATTGATACAGATTCAATTTACGCTTCATATGAAACAGTTGTCAATGCAACCGACTGGTTCGAACACGATGTGTGGAGACTTACGAAAATCAACAAGTCAAATGACCAGAAAGAGTTTGTATATGTTTCTTCGGGTGGTTATCCGACAGAGGACGATGCAAGAAAGTATTTCGATGTGGATTCAATCGACACCACAAAGTATGAGTGGGAGATTGACAAAATAGAACCGTCCGCCCGTGAGTTCTGTCTGACTCTCGACAGAGTTTTTATGCACGATTTCCTGAAGAAAATCCATGACGAATATGCAAAGAAGCAGGGTACTCCGAACATCCTCGACTTTGAGTTGGAGGCATATAACGAATCCGGTATCTGGCTGGCCAAGAAGAAATATGTAAAGAATATGACTTGGGCTGAACCGAATGTATATTATGACTCGTGTACCAAAATCAAACCAACGGGTATTGAAATCGCACAGACTTCAAGTTCAACTTGGGTGAAAGAGCAGATGACAAATCTGATTAAGTGGATATTCCGTCAGGAGAAGTTTACCATCGAAGGTTTCGTAAAGCAGTTGAGAGCTGTGAAGGAAAGTTTTATGATGCAGAACTATGAGACAATATCCGTCAACAAGGGTATGAACAAATACGGCGAGTATGTTATGGATGACACAAAGGAGATAGAACTTCTTCCGAAGAGCATGGTTACGGTTCAGGGTGCGGCTTTCTACAACTGGCTCTTGAACAGCAACGAGAAGTACAAGAAGAAATACACGGCTCTCGCCGACAGTGACAAACTCTGTGTCATATACATCAAGCCGACACCAAGATACACATACTGGAAAGGATGTGAGATAAGGAAGAGTGAAATAGCGTCCGTAAGAAAACAGTGTGAACTCAGGTTCACCAAGGGTGGTTTGCTGGAAAGGCAGGATGATGGGGTTGAATATTACACCGACTGTCAGATAAAGGAAAAGGTTCAGGCGTTCAGTTATCCGTCGGGACAGTATCCTGTAGATATGGCAAGTGGATTCGAAATCGACTACGACAAGATGTTCGACCTTTTGATTCTCGGTCCTATGAACAGGATTGTGGAGGCTATGGGATATAATCCGGTTGGCATCGGTATGAACTATGTCGAGGGATTATGGTAAAAAAAGGACTTGGTGATTACCAAGTCCTTTTTTTCATAAATATTCTATATATTCATAATTTGATATGAAGAATATAAAAAGTTATAACGAGTTTATAAACGAAGGGTTGTCAAGTGAAATGACTGAAGAGATGAAGTCTATAAAAGACAAAGCCAAGAAACAAGGTGTATTCTTGAAAGCACCGAATGGAAAGAAAAGCAAACTCAACGAGAAACAATGGCTGATGGTCAGAACAAAAGAGTTTATGGAATGGTTCGGTGATTGGCAGAACGACAAGGAAAATTCGTCAAAGGTACTTGATGAGAACGAGGAACCATTGGTTCTTTATCACGGAAGTACAAAAAAATTCGACAAATTCGACAATAACGCCATAGGTTCAACGACAGGTGACTATTCTGGTTTCTATTTCACAAACAACAGAGGAATTGCAAAGGGGTATTATTCAAAGGAAACGGGAAAGGGATGGGGAAACTTACTCGTTGCACTTGGTTTGGGTAGACTCGGTGGATACCACTCAACCGTATATTCTGTGTTCCTAAATTCAAGAAACCCGTATATATATGATTTTAAGGGAGATTTTAATAATATAGGAAGAGAAAAACTTATCTCAAAGGCAAGAAAATCCAAATACGATTTGGTAATTCTTAAGAACATAAAAGATGGTCCATCAGTCAAGCAAGATGTTTATGTAGTTTTTGAAAGTGACCAAATAAAAATATGTGAAAAATAAGGAGACCGTTTGGTCTCCTTTTTTTTTATTCTCCACTAAATATTGTTGGTCTAATTTTTCCTCTATTATACCAACCATAAGGACCACCGGCAGCGGTATCATCACCTTCAAAAAATGAGGAATATCCATATGTTATTGCAAGGTATTGTTTATTTTTATCTACTGTGTATCCAAGTTCTTCCGCTTCTTCTTCGTAACTTTTATATTTACCAAAAAAGTTTATATCTTCATGTACTCCATATCCATAACGTCTAAACTTTTTTTCTATATTATACGCTTCTTCACTCCACACATCGTCTACTGGTATAAAAAAGATGTCACCAATAATAATTGCATTGTATTCTTTTGCTAATTCAACTGCTTTTTTATCAAGATATGTTTGGGCATCATTTTTTCCATTTCTTTTTGGTTTCTTGTTGATTTCTGTTTTATTCTCTGTTCTTTGTTTTTGAAGTTCTATATATCGAGTGATTCTTTCTTTTAAGGCATCATCATTTTTATGTTCAGGTTTAATCATACAACATACACTTTTATCACCACAATAAAATACTATTTCACAAAAATCTTTTAATTCGTATGGTGTTTCTCTCCAAATTTCGCCATCAACAAAAAACATATTATTATGTAAACCCGGTTTGTCAAGCATTAATGATTTTCCAAAATTTGTCATATAATCAATACCGCCGTGTCTTTTTATCATAAGTTTTAACCAATTTGATTCTATACCTTCGTTTATGAACTCTTCAAATTTCTTAATCATAGTTTTTTTTTTTATGTTATATATTGTATTTATGATTTTTGTTATTTTTAAATTATGACATTTGATATTATAGTAGGCAATCCCCCATATCAAGGTATCTGGGACCCGTTATACATACAGATAGCGAAGTCCATATTCGACAACAATATGGACGCTTGTTCCGTTATGTGTCTTATAAACCCCACTACCGTTATCGACAATATGAATGATAACGATTCCCATTACAGAAGATTTCGTGAAAAATATTCACATATAAGACTTTCGGGTTTTGAATATGACGAGAATATGAGAAATCTCTTCGACTCCGTTGACATCATAAGGGGTGTGGGGATATTCACATACAGTAAATGCGGGGAACATACTTTGTTTGACGACTGGATTAGAAAGAAAAAGTTCGGTGACGACCATCTGAAAGCGGTGGGTATTGTGGAGAAAATCGGAAGGCACGACACGGTTGATTTGAAAAAGAACGGTTTCTTTTATTCACTCGCCGACATTCTCGGTGAAAAGAGGGAGAGAAAAATCGGTATGATACCGAAAGGGTGGTATTGTGTTTGTTCCGTGCATCGTGGTCATGTAGGTGAAGACGGTGAATATGAGTGGGACTGGCCTACTTTGTTGACGAAGGATAATCTTGTTAGTAGAAGCAGTATTCCAGAAGGTCAATGGAATGTGTTCCGTTTCAACAGACGTGAAGATTGTGACAAGTTCATAGAATGGTTGAACACCGACTTTGTTATGTTCGTCATCTGGTTCTACAAGACATCATCAAAGAATCCGAAGATATTACTGAAAAGGATACCGGAACCACCCGATGACGGTGGTTTCTCCGATGGGAATATTATGAAAGAGTTCGGACTTGGAGAGAGTGATATTGAATGGATACACAAGAAGATGAGTAGATTCGGATGGAAAAGTAAATAAACTATTTTTGTTATTTTTATAGTATGTTAGACATAAACAAAATATATAACGAAGACTGTCTTGAAGGATTGGGGAAACTTCCGGACAAATCTGTGGATATGGTTCTCACATCACCACCTTACAATATGAGAACCCGTATCCGTGACGGTCAGTATACAACACGTGAGAAGTCGGAACATTTCAGCAAGAAGTACAAATATTTCGGAGATGACCTGCCCATAGAGGAATACTATGATTTTCACAAGAAGGTTCTGACCGAACTTCTCCGTGTTTCAAAAATAGTGGTGTACAACTATCAGATTGTAACCGGTTCAAAGGAGGCGTTCTTCAAGCTGCTCGGTGATTTCTCATCGAACATAAAGGACATTATGATTTGGAACAAAGGAGGACAACCGGCGATGCACGACAAGGTTCTCAACTCCTGTTATGAATTTGTGGTCATATTCGAGGGTGACGACAAGAAGGGTCGTGTGATAAACAACTCATATTTCGGTCGTGGGATGCAAAACAATGTGATTTCTGGTTTTCATAAACAGAACAACATATCGGGTCACGGGGCGTGTTTCCCGATTGACTTTGCAAAGAAACTGATTGGACTTTTTTCGAAAGAGGGTGATTTGATACTCGACCCGTTTATGGGAAGCGGGACAACGGCGGTGGCCGCCAAACAGACCGGAAGGAATTTCATAGGGTTTGAAATATCCGAAGAGTATGTGGAGTTTGCAGAAGAAAGACTTAAAAAAGAAGTGGATGAACCGGTAGAAGGTTTGTGGTAATATAATAAAACTTAATGATATGATACCGAAAAACAACAAAGAAAAATTTGTAAAGAAATACGGGAACTGGTGGTACTTGAGAGACCTCGATTTCCTTGTGGAGAACCTCGCCGACTGCGGGTATGATATGACGGTCGAAAGAATGAAAATTGTACGTAATGGAAACCAATGGGCGGTCTATGACAATTATTATGAGGCTGTAGATGCATCGAAGTTAGTAAGGAAAACACTTGGTCTTCCGGAAGTAGAATATCCACCGAAGGATTGCAAGACATATAAATTTGAATAATATAAAATGAACGGAATTTTTTCGTTCATTTTTGTTATTTCTTGAAAAAATAGTATCTTTGTAAAAAAATATATGAATGAAGTAGTCACAGTAAAGAAAGACCGTTATTATATGTGCATAATGGACTGGCACAAAACGGGTTCGTCTTTCACGGAAGGAAAGGTTTACAAGTGTCACAAAGACCGTTGTATGTATGATGACCATCACGTCGAGAAGGCTTCGGTCGGTATGTTGTTCCGTCCCGCCACAAAGGATGAGATAAGGGAGTACAAGAAATTGTTAAAATTATAAAAAATAAGAATATGAAATTACTTCTATTTATCATTTTTTGGATATCGGGGATAGTCCTCGCTTTCCTTGGTGACAGGGAACTTCGTGAGTACAAGTGCTATTATCATCCGAAAATCTATCTTTTCACCAGCATTCTCCTCACGCTGTTCATGTCGTGGGGAATGGTCATCCTTCTCTTTATAAACGATGAGTTCGAATTACCAAAGAAACTCTATCATAACTGCAATAAGTATTTCAGGATGTCATATGAGGAGGAATATCTGGATGAGAATGGAAATCCGACAGAACCGTCCAAGTGTAAAATTCATCACACATATAAGGTTTATTACTGTGAACATTGTGGGAAGGAAATAAAAAGGGAACAACTTCAATAAAAAAGGAGGTCGTCTGACCTCCTTTTTCTATATGTTATTTATCGAATATTTCATCCAAATCATCTTTGTCCATATCGGCGATGTCCGTACTCTCCATATTCTGTTCATCGTCAATGCGTTCCATAGCGTCACGTAGTCCTTCGACCATACCGGTGAAATCCTTGAAGTCCTTTTCTGACATTATGTCTTCACATCCTTTGTTCAAGTCATCCAGTGTTTTTTGTGCCTTGTCCAAATCCATAGTCTTACTTATCTTGGAAATCAAGTTCTTGGAGAAATCTGCTTCATATCTGTGGAGTATGTTTTTCATTCCGTCAAAACATTCCTTGCATTTCTTGTTTCTTTTCAGAAGGTTTTTCAGAACATCCATACTTCCACCATCGAGCAGAAACGCCGCCTGTCCGATTGTGAAGAGCATTATAATCATATCCGTATCGGAAACACCGTTCTTGGACGTACCGAAACTTTCATTCAAGTTGTACTTTATGTCCATAGCGGTCTTGAATGTCGAGTGACGGCATGATACGAATGACATATAGTCTTCGTGTGACATAAGTTCCTTCACTTCGTCGTCAAGTCCTTCGGTGGTTATGGCGCTGTATAAGTCACCGTTTCTCAAGGATTTGCCTTTCCAGCTCTTATAGTAGTCGTTGTTTTTCAGATAACGTTTTTTCCATATGTTTCCGTTGATGATGTTCTTCAGCATCGGATATTTGTCGGTCTCCATTATCTTATCCTTGTACTTGAATATGAGCTTGGAGAATGTATATGCTACACTGAAGTATTCGTCCTCCTTATAGAATCCGTTGATTATCTTCTTTATGTTCTTACGGAAAATCAGCGGCAGTGCGGGTATTGATAATGCAAGCAGCATCGCCATTATCTGCACCATCGAAGGGTCAAATGACTCGTTGCACTTCTGACTGTTTATGAAATCGTCAAACTTTAAAATCATAACAATATAGTTTATATATGTTATTTATGCAATTTGTTATTTTATAATATGAAATTTATGGAAGGGACGAAATAAAAAAGGAGGTCAATCGACCTCCTTTTTTTATTCTATGTCTAATATTCTATAGGGGAGTCTATTTTTTATTATATTGGCAATTTCATCATACACATAGTTAAAATTGTCTCCGAACATTATTATAACGGAAGAATTTGTTTCCCTTGCACTATCGCCTCCACCGTATTCTATAAAGATTTGCATAGCCTTTTTAAGCATTCTATAACTTTCACTACCTTTTAATTCTTTTATTCCTATTATGAAATATTCATCATTTCTAAATTCTAAATCTTGCTCAAATCTTTCAAAATCTTCTAAATCGGTTACAAAAGCACATCTTGTTCTAAATATATTTTTCAATTCATCGAAGGTGTCTTCACCAAGAGCATTGAGATTTGTAATGATTGTCGGTTGTGTTTCTTTTTCACCACTCAATATTTCACCGATGATGTCTTTTTTAAATTCTCTTTCACTTATTTTTGTGACAAGTCTTGATTTTATTTCTTCCATTCTCATATTTGAGTGTGCTTTAATGTAGTCTCTTTTTGCCATACTCAAATCTTCATTTATGAAATCTTCAAATTTCTTAATCATAGTCTTTTTTTTTTGTATATGTTATTTATGTAATTTGTTATTTTTATAATATGAAATTTGACGTTGTAGTCGGTAATCCTCCATATGGAAGGGACAAGATAGGTAGCAGAAGACTTCATTTTAAAATAATAGAGTCTTCCGTTTCTGTTTTTGGTAAGTTTTTGTGTTTTGTAATGCCTTCTAAATGTCTGTATGATTTCAAGATGAAATACGAAAGAAAACTTCTGAAATATCTCGGGTGTGAGAAAATATACATCGTGGACGAGGGTACTTTTTCGGAAACACAGATGACAGAGCCGGCGATATATTTTTGTAGAAAAGGTTCCAAACAGACCGACGATAAACTAAATGTCTACGACAATATTCTTATAAACGATGTCGAGAGGAAGATTTTCGAAACTATGGACACGGGAACCAGTATGTGGAGTAATACGGTTACGATGTATGGAGATTGGGAGAAATACTATTATAACTGGAATAAGGAGAAAGACCTTCGGAAAATGAAAAACTATTCTTGGTTCTTGAATGTCAGTTATGCAAACTACAAGGAAAACGGTAAATGGATTGCACAGAAGAAACTGAATGGTGTCGGTGTTCTCGATTTGGATTCCGAAATAAACTTCATTAAGACCAACGGTGTCCCCAAAGTCGTAATATGTTTCCACGACAGAAAGTCAGCGGAAAATGTGGCACGCCTTATCGAAGGATGTCTGTTGAAATTCTGTCTTTGGATTTGCCAAGACGACAGGAATATGAAGAGTAAAGTTTGGAAACTTTTTCCCGATATTGACTATTCGGATGTGGAGTCGGATGAAATCCTATTGAAGAAACTCGGATGTGATGATGAATGGATTAAAAAAATACTTATATATTTGAGTAATTTTGATTTTGAAAAGAAAAGGAAAGACAGGTGTATAAAACAAAAGGAGGTCGATTGACCTCCTTTTGTTTATCCTTTATATTTTAAAATTATAAAACGAGTCCAAATTACGCTTGCTACATCATCTGGAATATCTTTGACACATAATACGACTTTTTGTTTATCATTTTTGTTATCAAGAACATAATTGAGGAATTTTTTCCTCACATTTTTATCTCCAAAACTTTCAGTGAAAAAGATAAGAGTTTTCTCTTCTTCGTCTTTTATTCCAAAATTATCCCATTTTTCAAATCTATCCCATTCTCCATCTAAAATTTTATCTATATCAATAAATTTAAAATCATTTTTCGGACAATTCTTCTTTAAATAATCTATTGAATTTCCAATAATCATTGTTACCATCTCTGGATATGGATAGTGTATTTTGGGGGACATTTCTTTAATAAGTTCTTTTAATTCATTTTCATCTATTGTATAAATAGAATCCATAATTTCTTTTTGTTCATTTATAATGAACTCATCGAATTTCTTAATCATAGTCTTTTTTTTTTGTATATGTTATTTATGTAATTTGTTATTTTTATAATATGATTACAAGAATTAAAGATATAGAAATAGTTGGGATTCTTCTTAACGAAAGGACAACGGGAGGAAAACTGAACATAAATCCGGATGATGTCGTTCCGAGATATAAGAAGGATATAGATGTACAGCAGAACAGGACGAAGGAGAAGGCGGAGGTTTTCACCCCATATGAACTGGTGAAGAAAATGAACGATTCGTTTGACGAAGGGTTTTCGGGTTCAGACCTCGATTACATAAAAAGAAAAGTCCTTGAGGTGACTTGTGGCGAGGCTCCGTTTATCACATCGTTATATGACGCTTCCACGGGGGAACAGATACCGATGGAAAGGAGAACGGGTCTCCTCGACAGAAAATTGCAGAGGATACACACCGATGATGAGAAGGAAT